TCTGAATGTGTCATTCCCTGTACTTTAGCAAATTCCTCTGCAGTCATAGTTTGGCCAGGTTGTTTCTTTATCCACTCTTTTCTTTCTTTCTTATTCATATTATACACTATTTATAAAATAATGTCAAGGTCTTCTCAAAACTTTTGGTTCAGTATCCCAACGATCCTCAAGTTCCTTTTGAAGTTCTGATTCAGGAATATTATTAACAATCCATTGATATAGCTGTTGCATAATCTGATCAGGGGTCTTATTAGGTTTACCCCGCCGTTTGATAGTGATGTAAGTGAAGTCTTTAATAACACCCAATTTCTCACCATCCTTACTTTTAATATATTTACCGGAGGTTCTATTCGCCGGGGAAACCCTGGCATCATCATCTTTCCAGTGAATTGTATTTTCTAAATTATTAAGAATAACTTTGATTTCACCATTGATAGCTAATTTCTTACCCTTATTCTTAATAAGATCAAACATAGTATTAGCAGCACCAGTATGAGTTTGAAATAGAATATCATCCTGCACAATTCGGGGTCTAGTTCTATTATTGGTAACAGCAAGTTGATAATCAGTAAGAACCCATACCATGTGAATATTAGCTGGATTATAACCAGCATTCAATAGGTTTGGCATCATCTTAGAAATCGAATTAATATCCTTTGCTGTAATATCAAACATGATGTTGGGTAGTACAGACTTGTTCTTCATACCAGATAATAGAGCATTCATGGTATTATCTTTGATACCAAGTTTTTCTATAAATGCGTGTAGTTTAGATACATCAGCAGGTTTCTTTAGATTAAGTCCTTGAATTTCTGGATACTTATTTTTGATAGCACCTATCTTCATGAATGCAGTTTTCCATTCGTCTACGTCGCGAACTTTAAACTTCTCTTTCTCCATGAAGTTAGTTGATGCGAATCCTTTACCACTTCCAGCACCACCAGCGAGGAATACTATTTGGCCGTACTTCTTACCATTGTTAATAAGAAGTAGCTTCTCCTCAAGGTATTCGAGTGATTCGTTGAACTCTTTGAATGGTTTCATGCGCTATCCTTTTTTATAAAATATACTGCTAGTCCAGTAACATATAATAACATACTTAGTGGCATTAATAATATAAGAATTGGGTATTGTTCTATATTAGGAATTCCGAATACAACAAACACAATTCCTATGAGGACTACGCTTAGAGGTGCTATGCTAAATGATTCCATTATACTTCCAGTTTAGGATCGTTGGACTTAAAGTCTTTCTTACGCATTACTGTTTTGGATATCATATCAAACTCTTGATTCTTAGCGTCCCACTTTAATACAAATGGTATATTAACATGAGAGTTGATATCATGTAGAATTGCTTCTGCGTTCTTACCTAACTTAGATATCTTTGATCTATGTTTCTTATAAGTTAGTTTAAATATCCGTACAAGTTCACCTGATGAAATAGGTTTCTTATTACGAGCATCATTTACTCTATCTAAGAAATGACGAGTAAACTCTACATCAATACCTATTTTAGCAAACAGCTTATCTGCCATCCTCTCTACTGCATCTAAGTCTGCTTTACTTAGGTCTTCGGTAATAAACTCTTTAAATGATTCCATTCCTTTTATTCTTTCTTCTAATTATAAATCCTTTAAAACTTTTCATTTAATAATCCCGAATGTGACAACCCCATCTTCTTTGGCTTGTATAATTTTAATATTCATCGCCTTCAGAAATGCTATAACTTTCTCTGAACCAATCTTGTGAAGGAATTTAGGTAACTCCATTACTTGTTTACCACCACCAAAATGATATAGAACTGCGTCATATAACTTTTGCTGGACTGAGTTCATTGGTTTAGAGGCTACAGACTTCAGAAGATCAACTACAGTACCTTGAACATTAATCTCTGGTATTATTAATCTAGAACCACTAACTCTAAAATTAACCTCAGAAACCTCATCACCATAGGTGGAGGCAAGTTCCTTCGAAGGTGTGATCCATGTTATACCCCTTCGATTGGGTTTCCCGGGATCAACCCCAGAAGGATGACCTCTGTAATATGTGGTTTCCTCTATGAATTCCTTAAATGGCTTCATAGTCGTATGCGCAATCACCCTTTGAATTAAGGACAGAATGTATTCTGACCACACCAAGGAATTCGTACATATTTCTCATATTATTTGATGAGACTGAATCATCATAATAACAAACCATTTTCTTATTTTTATACTGAGTCTTTAGATGTGCTTTAACTAGAGAATGGAATAATCCCTCTTCAAGTCTCCCCTCATTTAAGACACTTTTAAATGATTTCATTTCCATTAACTCTTTTTATATTGATAAGAAACTGGTACATCTTCAGGACTATTAAACTTCTTAGCTTCTTTCTTTATACCCTGGAGTGACTTAATAATATCATTTAATGCCTTAGCATTAAAGTCGTTACCGTTCTTCTGAGAACTATAGAAACTCTCAAATGCTTGCTTAACTGAATATAACTCATTACCTATGACATGACCTGGAAGTCTCATAAATGACTCTTGGAGAGGTTTATCTTCGAGCACTGATTGTGCTGCATCTTTCAAGCTTTTAAATGATTTCATCGATTATATTTCCTTTTCTAAATTCTTTAACATTCTTTTTCCTAAGATTATTATAACATACAATCTCTGGTATCTTATAATATTTTATAGGTTTGATATATTTATAATTTTTAATTGCGTTTATGATCATAATGCTACGGGTGTTCGTACCTCGATTTTTTCTTCTCATCATCCTTGATGTGATCTGTTAAATTATCTGCGTTATTTAATATTTCTCCCGCATTTATATCAATTCTTTGTCTATTCTCTTTAGACTCTGCATCATATATAACCTTTTCAAGTTTGAGTGAAGATATCATTTCATTGGGTACATATCGCCATACATAATCCCCATCCTCTTTTATGATAGAGAATACGGTTTGTCTTAATCCAATCTTTACAATGATAGCATCAGCATCATCTATTTTTACTCTATCACCCTCTCCAAATGCACGATTCGTATAGAATATAATACCCTTTGAAACTGATGTTATAAAATCCTTTATCCAAATTGCTACAATGCCAGTCGCAAGGACCTTGATTATTGGCATCATATCGGATGTTAGGTTTTCTGCGAGGTGAATCTCGTCAATCATATTAGTCCTACCTTGGTGAGAGGAGCACGGGGAGAGCGCCAAAGAGAGCTCCACCCACAATGGCAAACCCAATAACCCATCCGAGTATCGTGATGATGAGCTCGGTCCTCTTAGCCCTTCTTTTAGCTTCTAAGATTTTTTGTCTTGCTCTTTCTTTGGCTTGATCCCCTTCGAAGCGTAGGAAATCGTCCCACATCATATGGCGTGTTCGAATCATGAGTTCCTTGAGTTGTTCTCTTTTATTCTTTATAGCTTCCTGTGCCATAAATAATTCGAGATCAGATTCTTGTTCCTTACCTTTTCTTGCAAGTTTTGCTTTTTGATCTATTGCTCTGCCAGCATCTGAGAATGTTGCAAGATGTTCTCCCATCTCAAACAATTCCTTACCGTGGGCTAAACTTTCCTGTATAACCCTAAACGCGGCATTAGCCATCGCCAATTCTGCCAGCATATAAACTCCATTTTATATTACAAATTAAAGAAAAATTCGGAAATTAGTAATCCTGTAAGTAACCATATTCCGAATAATATTACGGTTCCTACTACTTTAAATATATTCATGATATATCCTCTATATATTTATAATGAACGGTAATAAGAATATTACCGTGGTTTGAACTAAAAATGCAAATAGCACAATCAGTGTAAGGTCTACAAATATTTTAAAATATTTCATATCATTCCTCTGTGTCTTCAAAATATTGCGAATAATGATTGTTAATTTTTGGATTAAACCAATTATCATTTATTTTATGTTTAACATGACCACAATGCTTACATTTATTCGCATGGTGCTCTGGTAGTTTTGGTACTGGTGTTGGTATCTTGGTAATAGGATCCACACCTACCATAAGGAATTGTGCGGTGACACATTTTATTTGAGCGGAAGTTTTAACATCCTCTTTAACTCCTACTACATCAACTACCATTGACGTTCTTCCGACCTTTGTAATTTCCCCCCTCACCGATAATAGGCATCCTATATCAATGGGTTCTAGAAATTGTACATCCATAATCTTAGCTGTAATACAGTATAACCTACTGAATCTTCGGCTTGTGACCGAAGCAGTTTGATCTAATACTTTAAGTAATTCGCCCCCATGAAATTTATTATCAAAATTCGATTGTTCTGGACTTGGTGAAATAACAATAGTTGTTGATATTGGATTATCCATATTCTCCCCGTTTAGTGGTCGTACCCTTGTGGTTCTCTAATAACATCTCTTCTTTCTAATAAATCGTCGAGTTGATATTTGTCAATCGTTTCATATTTCATGAGACATTCGGTCATAGAATGTAAGATGTCTTCATTATCTTCGAGTATTTTCTTAGCCTTATCATAATTTTTGGTTGTTAATTTAATAACTTCCTCGTCTAGAAGTTTAGATATTTCTGGTGAAACTGTTTGAGCGGGTTGGCCCATGCTCCTACCCATGAACGGATCACCTTGTTCATCTTCATAGCAAAGTGGACCTACTGCGTCACATAATCCCCATCGTTTGACCATATTTCTAGCAATAGATGTTGCTCTCTCAATATCATTAGATGCACCAGTTGTAACTTTATCTTTACCGTAAACTAATTCTTCTGCAATCCGACCCCCATATAACGATTGAAGTTGTGATTCTAATTTTTCTTTTGATGCGGAATAAGAATCCTTTTCTGGTAGGAACATAGTAACCCCAAGAGCTCCACCTCTCGGCATAATAGATACCTTATAAACTGGATCATGAGTTTCGGTTAATCTACCTACAATGGCATGACCAGCCTCATGATATGCTGTCATTCTCTTCTCGTCCTCACCCATTATCATGGTTTTCTTTTCTACCCCCATAATGAGTTTATCTTTTGCCCTTTCGAGGTCTGCCATGCAGATGTTTTCTTTATTTTCTTTTGCGGCAAAAAGAGCGGCCTCATTAATGAGATTTGCAAGTTCAGCACCACTGAATCCAGTAGTACCCTGTGCAATATATTCAAGTTTAATATCCGCGGATATTGGCACCCTTCGCATATGCACTTGAAGTATTTGCCCTCTGCCCTTGACATCAGGAAGTCCAACATTAATTTCTCTGTCAAATCTTCCGGGTCTTAATAATGCTTTATCTAGAACATCTGCTCTATTGGTTGCACCGAGTACAATGATTCCATCTGAATCATCGAACCCATCCATTTCAACTAATAATTGGTTTAGGGTTTGTTCTCTCTCATCATTACCTCCACCGTGACCTGCCCCACGCTGTCTTCCTACTGCATCAATTTCGTCTATGAATATGATACATGGACTGGATTTTCTTGCTTCAGAGAACATATCCCGAACTCTAGATGCACCAACACCAACAAACATTTCTACAAAATCTGAACCACTTATTGAAAAGAACGGAACATCTGCTTCACCGGCAATAGCACGAGCAAGTAAAGTTTTACCTGTGCCTGGTGGACCAACCATCAATGCACCCTTCGGTATTTTTGCACCGAGTCTTACATATTTTGGTGGGTTTCTAAGAAAATCTACCATCTCAGAAACCTCATCAAGAGCTTCTTCTACACCTGCGACATCAGAGAAAGTAACTTTCTCCTTTGACTGTTCTAGTTTTTTAGCTTTGTTCTTTCCTACAAATTTACCAGCACCACCGCCACCTTGTCGCTTCATCCACCATATCCACACCCCTATTAATAACAATATAGGAAACCACGAAATGAATATGCTGAGAAAAAGAGAACCTTCCTTTGGTGGATTTGCAATGACATCTACACCATTCTGGAGGAGATCATCTACCATGTGGGGATCATTGGGAGCATATGTTATAAATTTTCCACCGTCATAATATTCACCAACAACGGTTTGATCATCTACTACAACTTTTTTTACCACCTTATCATTGACTAAATCTATAAATTTAGCATATGATACTTCCGATCCTATCTGCCCCCCTTTAGAATTCCCGAGGAAAGAGATAATAACTAATCCCATAATTAACCAAATTATTAGTCTTTTCATAAATTGAATCCTATAATTCTAATATTTCTGATTCTACGGAATGAACAACGTTGTTCATTGTCAAAATAGAATCGTAATTAAGTGATAGCGAATCAATCTCATGATTAACCAACCACGATGTTATTTCCGGGAAATCCGATGGTGCTTGCCCACAGATCCCAATATATTTACCATGTCTTTTGCATGATGTTATTGCCATTTCCATTAATTTGAGCACTGCTCCATTCCTCTCGTCACATCCGTTAATATTAGACGAATCTCTATCAACCCCAAGGGTTAATTGGGTTAAGTCATTAGATCCTATAGAAAATCCATCACAGTATTCTAAGAATTCATCCGCCAATAATGCATTACTTGGAACTTCGCACATGAATATAATTTTAATACCATGTTGACCAGATTTTATTCCATTTTCTTCTAATAATTGTATTACATTTTTTGCTTCATTTACAGTTCTAATAAAAGGAACCATAACTTGTATATTATTTAATCCATATTCTAGAATAACTTTTCTTATTGCAGAGCATTCCAACTCAAATGCAAGTTTAAATTCTGGGGAATTATATCTATATGCACCCCTAAATCCGAGCATAGGATTTTCTTCCTCTGGTTCATAGAGATCACCACCATAGAGGTGAGCATATTCATTAGTTTTAAAATCGGATAATCTGAATATAACTGGTTTGGGATATACCGAAGCCGCAATGGTAGCAATACCATCTGCCAGTCTACTTCTATAAAATTCTGTTGGTCGTGAATACCCAACAGTTTTTTCCGTTATGTGATCGTGCATCTCCTCAGATAATAGTGCATGATCGAGTATTGCGTTTGGGTGTATACCTATACGGGAATTGATTATAAATTCAAGTCTTGCAAGTCCAACACCATCATTAGGATACTTAGCTATTTTAAATGCCATATCTGGATTACCAAGATTTAGCATCAATTTTGTTTTTGTTTTCTTGTATGAAGAAAAGTCTATTTTCTCTGTGGTGTATAGTAGGAGTCCATCGTAAACATATCCTATTTCACCTTCTGCACAAGATATTGTTATCTCCTCGTCATTTCCTATAACTGAGGTAGCATCATCACATCCAACCACGGCAGGTATACCAAGTTCTCTTGCTATAATTGCTGCGTGGCAAGTCCTACCTCCTCGATTGGTAATAATACCAGAGGATTTTTTCATTATTGGTTCCCAATCAGGATCGGTTATATCAGTTACGAGTATATCCCCCTCATTGAATTGATTCATATCACTGATATCATTAATGATAGATGATTTCCCCGAACCAATTTTAGATCCAATGGGTTTACCTGTAGTAATTACGGAGGATGTTCGTTCTAATTTAAACACCTCATCAGAGCAAGGAGAATCCGCAGAATGAACCGTTTCTGGTCTAGATTGAACTATAAAGATTTCATTGGTAATACCATCAATCGCCCACTCTATGTCCATGTGGGTCTTTTTACCATATTTCTTAGAATAATGGTCTTCAATAATTACTGCAGATTTAGCTAATGATATAACTTCCTCATCACTTAAACAAAATTCTTGCTGCATGGATTTATCAACTTCAATATTATTCGTCCTATTAGACTCAGAATAAATCATTTTGACTAATTTGGCACCAAGCTGTCTTTGTATAATAGATTTATATCCATCCTTGAGAGTTGGTTTGAATACATAAAATTCATCTGGATTGACATTACCAGATACCACATTCTCACCAAGTCCGTATGCACCGGTGATAAATACCACATCATCAAATCCTGATTCTGTATCGAGGGTAAACATAACACCCGCGGTACCTCTATCAGATCGAACCATTTTCTGAATACCAATTGAAACTTTTACATCCCTGTGAGAATATCCATTACATATTCTATATGATATAATCCTGTCTGTAAATAATGAAGCGAATACGAGTTTACATGCATGTATAACATCAACCGCACCAAATACATTTAGATATGTATCTAACTGACCGGCAAATGAATTTGATAATGAATCTTCTGTAGTTGCAGAAGATCTGATAGCAACAGACCCACCAAGTTCATGATACGCTTGAAGTATCTCGAATTCTAATCGTGGTGGCATCTCTCCATTAATAAACCATGACCTAATAGTTTTACCTATTTCTGATAATGAGTCAATATCATCAATATCAACGTTCTTTAATATATCTTCAATTTTATGTTCGAGTTGATTGTGTTCAATAAAATCAGTATAACCATCTACCTTTATGGCGAATCCATTCGGTACATTAATACCAGATTCGGTGAGTTCGGAATACATTTCACCGAGAGAAGCATTTTTACCACCAACTATAGAGACATCTGATATACTTAATTCAGAATATTCTCGAATATAAGATAAATCACGATCAAATGCATGCATTATATTCTCCGATTATTACATACGAATTTCGAAATGTGGTGCGTCAATGAAAGGTCTTCGACCCTGATTTCTACGAAGATCTATATATGATGTCATTAGAGATTCCATTGGAGCGTTCCATGCTCTGATATCATTGAGGTGCCATGCTGCACCCCATCTAAGTGGTATACCAACTTCAATTGCAGATTCTTTCATAGCCTCTGCAATATCATCATAGACCTTTAGTTCCCAAGAAACCTGTGACCCAATATAAGCTACAAGATCAACCGCTTTCCCAGTAAGGTGATTCGATTTCATAGTTTTTGATGCACCCTTATTGAAAAGTTCTTCTTGCCTAGCAAGAGACCGAACTCCCTCAGATACACCAAAATCAATTTTAGTTAATGTGATAGCTCTATGAACACACGATACCAGTTGTTCATCAACACCCTCCAATCTACCTAAACTTCTTGATGATAATCTAAAATTTGACATATTATTCCTCTAAAATTGTTCCTCTTCGGTCGAGCCATCCATAGCAGTAGTAGATGATTTTCCACCTTGTATAGTATTGGTAATTAAATCAAAATATCCAGCACCAACTTCCTCTTGATGTCTTGCAAATGTATATCCATCTTTAAGAGATGCGAATTCTGGTTCTTGAACTCCCTCAACATAAGCAGTCATACCCCTCTCAACATAATCCTTCGATAACTCAAACATAGAATGCCACATATCATGAATACCAGCAAGGGTAATGAATTGCCATTTAAATCCCATCTCACCTAGGCGTTTCTGATAATGTGCTATGGTTTCATCATCTAAATTCTTTTTCCAATTGAATGATGGTGAACAGTTGTAAGCCAGCAACTTGCCAGGATATTGTTGATGTATCGCAGTCGCAAATTTCTGTGCTTCTTCGAGATTAGGTACTGCAGTTTCACACCAGAGCATATCAGCATACTGTGCATATGCAAGTCCTCTGGAAATGGCCTGATCGATTCCAGATTTAACCCTATAGAATCCTTCCTCTGTACGTTCCCCTGTAACAAATTCCTTATCACGAACATCTATATTAGAGGTCAGTAGAGTTGCGGCATTAGCATCGGTTCTAGCTACGATAATAGTTGGTACACCCATAACATCGGATGCTAATCTTGCGGATACGAGTTTTTGAATTGCTTCCTGAGTTGGAACCAGTACCTTACCGCCCATGTGACCACATTTTTTGGCAGAGGATAATTGATCTTCAAGATGTATACCAGACACACCATTCTCGATCATTGATTTGGTCAGTTCATATGAATTAAGAACTCCACCAAACCCAGCCTCGGCATCAGCAATAATAGGAGCAAAATAATCTACTTCCCTCGATCCCTTTGCCCATTGAATTTCATCTGCTCGGCGAAACGTATTATTAATACGCTTAACCATTTGTGGCACTGAATTATATGCATAGAGCGATTGATCTGGATACATAGTTTCGCTGGAATTGCCATCCGCTGCTACTTGCCATCCCGATAAATATATAACTTTAATTCCAGCCTTGACCTGTTGCATTGCCTGACCGGCAGTTATAGCTCCCATAGAATTAACATATCCATCTTCGTTAATTAAATCCCAAAGTTTTTTAGATCCCAGAGAAGCCATAGTGTATTCTTCATCCATCGAACCTCTTAATCGAATAACATCTTCGGCCGAATAAGGTCTGGAGATACCATTCCATCGTTCATTCTCTCTCCAATCCTCTTCTAAAGTTCTCACTCTGCCCAAATTTTCCATATATATTTTTGACCTCGTAATTGTAATTAATTTGCTAAATTTAGTATTAACCATACTCCAACGCATATGATTAATGGTATTGTCATTGTCAATATAGACATCCAAACTGACTTAGTAACAGATTTACATAACCCATTACATTGATAATTAATCTTTTCCAGTATTATTTCTACCCCAGACTGTACTATTTCGTTCACTTTCTTTCTTCTCCGTTTTTTGTTTATTATTAAATATAATATCCCAATTATCTCTAAATTTTTTATTTGTTATTTTTGACTGAAGCTTATCCCCAGTTATATCATTCTTTGCCGTCATGCCCTTCTCGTTTATAGTTCCATCGTGCATATGTCTTTCCAGATCTCATAATTATATATGTCACCTACAAAATTCATTTAATATTGTAGCATTTCCTTCGATAACCTCAACAGTATTATCTTGAATGAAGGTGTATTTCTCCTCCATTTTATAACCGCATTTCTTGTAATCACTCCAAGAAATGCACTCTATTTTACCGGAGAGTTTACCATCCCCATTCATTAAAGGAACTGATATCATTCCAGATTCAGTGATCATATTTCCTCGACCTTTCTTTTCAATTTATCACGCTTTCGTTTAAGATCTTTAATCTCCCGTTTTAATTCTTTCTTTTCATCTAAATATCTGTTTACATCACTTATATCACCGCACTTAGCCTCCATACGATTACCGATACTCTGTAATTCCTCTAGTAATCCCATAACAATTGAAAAGTTTCGTGTTTTATAACAAGCTCGCATTTCATCTATCACGGTACAAAAATATCTATTTGTCATGTAAATCCTCCTTTGTAATTAGGCTACCAATCTAGCAAACTCTTGAGCAATTAATTTGTTCATTTTCTTATTCTTTTGAAATTTCTTGAAATCCCGTTTAATTGTTGTAAGTCTTTTTTTATCAATAACATCACCCTTTGCTTCAGTTGAAAATTCTTCCTCCTCTGCATTGAGTCTCTTATCATGAACTACGATATAGTGATCATAACCAGCATTGTTGCTTGAGACCGAATAACCGCTTTTATCAACATCAATTCTTTTTGAAGTTAAGAAGAATCCAATCAAATTATATTTCTGACGAATTCTTTCGAATATTTTATTATTAATGATCTTCGGCATGTGACCATAAAGATCAGGATAAGGAATTTCTATATTGGGATGACCCTCAACAGAAACGATAAAGGTTTTAGTTTTAGTTGATCCAAAAAATCTAGAAGTATTATCGGGAGAAGTAACTCTCACATCCTGTGCATCACCATCGGTTAAAAAGATAACATTCAATTTATCAACTCTATTTCTTTTGAGGAAATCGTCAATCATAAGAAGAGAAACTGCCGAGGTTTCAACAAGTGGTGTACCTCCGAGTTTAAATGCAGGCTCTATAGCCCATCTATGTCGGGACCATTTATTATCATTATGATCATATGGTTTATGACGAGCAGAAGTAATAACAGATGAAAACATAACTCTCTCAAACATTTTATTTAATTTGGGGGTTGACCATTTAGAGTCTCCGATCTTAACCAAATTAACTGCCCAATTGTGAGTATCATATTTAGATTTATTATCTTCTCCTCTCCAGGATCTATATTTTTCACTGTTAGTTGTAAAAGAATATAATTCAAAAGGAATATTAATTCTTTTAGCAAACATGGATAATATGATCGATTGTTTAACAGTTTCGTGGAGTCTGATAGACATTGAGGCTGAAAAATCAATGTACATAATGAGACCGTGATTCTTAGAATCTGGCATATTTAGAACAGTTTTAAAAATCCGATCGTCTAATTTATATTTCCAGAGTTTATTAACGTCAATTGAACCTGAAGTGGATTCTTTGATTTTTCTAGATTCCATTGCAGATTTACGAAGTTCGAATTGTTGAACCATCGCATTAACTGCTGGTTTAATATCCGAAATAAATTCTTTATATTCTGAGGAATATTCATTTCGAAGTCTTGTATATTCTTCGGAAAAATCTTTCATAACATATTCTAGAGATTTTTCAAAATCCTTCTCTGAATATAACCATTCTTCCTTTAATTGTTTTTTAGTAAATTTAATTTGGGTTATTACAGAGTCGGAATGTGTTAATTTACTTTCATTGTTTCTAAAATTTTGATCGGTAACAGAATCATAGAGATTGTTATCTCCAGTGAGAGCTTCATCTTCCGTTTCATAGTCACCGGGTGGGATATCATCATCTCTCTGCTGAACCATTTGGGTTTCTTCAGAATCTTTCCCTTCTTCGCTTTCTTCTGAATCCCCATCCTCTGAACCAGAATCTTCTTCACTTTCTTCTGAATCTCCATCCTCTGAATCGTAATCTTCTCCTTCTTCATTTTCAGATTCTGAATCCTCTGAGTATTCCTCTTTCTTAGATTCCTCATTTTCTTTTGAAATGAAGTCCATTAACTCTCGAGAAATTGAAATAGTATCATCAAAAGTTTGAATTTCAAAAACCTTTGACATCATAACAGATTCAGCGAAAGAGAATTCAAGATCAATTGAATTATTTAATTTAGCTTTAAGATTAAGTCTATCAAGGAAACTGAGTTTATTTGGATCGACATCTTTAATTCCAAAGAAGTTATCCGCCATAAGACGTTTGTAACCTTTAACGAAATCATTAATTAATCCCGGATAAAATTCTCGAATCATTCGTTCAATACGAACATCTTCGACAATATTCAAAATAGAATGAGGAATATCAACAATTTTGGGAAATGCCTCTCCATCGTGAGAGAAAATGTCAGGGGTATAAAGAGCGTGACCAACTTCGTGCCCAATAAAGAGCGGATAAGCGTCGGAATATTCTTCCTTCAATATAGGTAATCTAAGTATTCGGTTCGCTGGATCAAAGGAGGCAGTTTTGAAGTTTCCCTCAATTACCTCCAAATCCTCTCGAGCCATTAACTTAGAAAGTAACGATTTATTCATAATATATATACACCTTTTATCAATTTATACATATATTATATCAAATTTAACAGTGAATGTAAACAATTATTTTCATTTATTTCACCTTTGATGCTGTATTTTTGTCATACCCACTAATTTAAACCATCTTAGACAATGCGGACATCTAATTTTAGATAGAGAATAAAACCTAACAAAAGACCCGGGTTTACCCTCATCACACGGACATTTAAAGTCTGTTATATCAACTTCTTTCATTTCCAAGCGCTAATACCAGATAATGAATAGCCTTAAGGAGATCTTTTTTATTTTTACCACCCTTTTTACCATATCGCATGAGATATTTAATGGTAGTATCAATACAAGAATCGGTCATAGACCCGCGCGCCTTCCATACATCTAAGGTTTGAACCTCATTATTTTGGTTGGTGTAATGCTCAGAATATGTCGATTCAATATATTTTTTGATTTCTGTTAATGTTGACAGTTCCGAATAATTATACTTAAAGTTAGTATCAGATCCATACATTCTTTTGTATTCCGAATCCTCTTTAAAATCTATTTCTGGATCTGGAAATTCGTTGAAATTTGGTGCACTATTCAACTCGAACCATTCTTCCCAATCAGTTTGAGTTGCTTTCCAATTAATAGCATCACAATTAATTTTGGAAAATTTAGAATCCATCATAGTACTCCATTCCTCACCCATTTAGCAGTGGGATGTCGTTTTTTAGTATAGGTTCCATGCCCAGTTTGTTTTGCTAGAGGTTTACCCCTAGCAGTTCTTTCATTACTTTTGAATGGTTTATATCGTTTACTCATAATTCACCTCACTCTTCGTATTTGTTTGATCTAGAATTAATGATATTAATTGTTTCTAATATATTCTTTGCCATTTTCTCTGATGCAACATCTATCATTTTACCGTCAAGAGATGCTGCACCTTGTCCTGCTTTAGATGCTTTGTATAATGCATCAAGTATTCTTTCTGCCGTGGTGACTTCTTCTTTTGATGGTGTGAATACTTCATTTGCAAGTGGTATTTGTGACGGATGTATTGCCCATTTACCAGTACATCCGAGAGCTGCTGCACGCTTAGCTGCTAGTACATATCCCTCTTTATCCTTAATATCACCGTATGGACCATCTACGGGTCTGAGACCATACGCTCTACATGCAACCACCATTCTTGATAAAGCAGAATGCCATTGATCACCAGGATAATTCTCATTGAGCCCACCGATATTGGTAGTTCTTGCTCGAGTAGATGCAGCATAATCGGCAACTCCAAAATGCATGGATTCTAATCTAGAATTAACACTCTTCCTTGCAATTTCATCAACATTAGACATACCAAGAGCAGTTTCTATTAGGCATTCTAATCGAACAGATCCCTTTTTGAGATTGTGTTTTATTTCAAGAGTATTAATGATACATTCAACCATGTATATATCATCAAATACACCTACCTTTGGTATTAATATAGTATCTAATTTTTCTCCGCAATGTTCAACCAACTGTATTACATCATCAAGCCAATAACCAGTTTCAAGTCCGTTGATACGAACACATATAGTTTTATTTGCGCCTTTCCAATCTAGATTATTAATTCCAGCAATCACATTAGCTCGTGCCTGTATCTTATCTGGTGTTGCAACAGAATCTTCCAAATCTAGGAATACAAAATCTGCATCGGAATTTAATGCTTTCTCAAACATTTTTGGACTAGATCCCGGAACTGTTAAATCACATCTCTGAAGTCTTGATATTGCGGGTTCGTATACTGTATAACTCATAATTTTCCTTATTCAATTATATTAATAATGATATGTATTAGTTCTATAACTCCAAGAGATAATATGTATATTATCATTCCTGAAGCTATTAATACTGTTATAATATCCCTCATTGATCCGGTTTTTTCTGGACAGGGAATTGTGCATCCTTCCATCTCAATTTAGCCCAAGTTCTATAGGTATCATCCTCGGGATCAACATTTTTGTCATACGTCTTATAAAATTTTATAAGCAATGTTCTATTTGATCTTTCCCATTTATCAAAATTCATTTCAAGACACCAATGCCTTCAATGATTCCCCATTATAAAATCTTCTTATTGTTTCAGATAATAAATCTTCAATACTAATAACTTTAATTTTGAGGGGGAGATCTTTTACTTGCTCAATGGAATCAGATATATATACCTTCCCTAGATTAGAATCCTCAATTCGTTGTATTGCCTTTCCAGAAAATACACCATGAATGGATATAGCATCCACCGATTTCGATCCAGATTTTTCTAATGCCTCTACAGCACCAATTAATGTTCCACCCCCATCAATCATATCATCCACTATGACACATTTTTTATCGGTAACATTCCCAATAACATTCATAACTTTAGATTCGCCAGGCTCTGGTCTTCTCTTATCAATAATAGCTATAGGAAGATTTAATAAATTGGAAAAATATCGAGCCCTAGAAGTACCACCCACATCTGATGAGACTACAACATCCCAATAAGAAGGAACAATCGCGGCAACGATAGAATCCCTCATAGTTTTCAGTCCAGATATATGTTCACATACTACATTGTTATTAAAAAATCCCTGTGTCTGGAGTGAATGAAGATCCATACAAATGACAGAATTTATACCAGTATGACAAAGCATATTAGCAATCACTTTACCCGATATTGGAGAGCGATTGGTTCTTCTATCCTGGCGAGCGTAAGGATAGTAAGGAAATATGACATTTATTTTGGAGGGGTTTGATCGACGAACAGCATCAATGATTAACATAAGTTCAAGTATGTCATTATTTTTATTTGAGTCTTTAGAAAACCCCGCGATGAGGAAAATTTCTTCCCTTCGTATATTTTCTTTTATTTCAACGTATATTTCGGAATCGGGGAAATCCCGAACATACATTTTTGCTAGTCTTACATTAAGTTTCTCTGCTACCTTTTCTGCTAGGATTCTATTCGATCTTGTAGAAACCAATTTAAAGTTTTGCATATAGTCTCACCTGTCATATCAATAATTACATTATACTACATTTCCTCAGTGTTGTAAACTATTCTTGGGAATTAAATTTCTCGCAGAGTTTATGATATTTAACAGACGAATGATCCCAGAATGAATCAATCTCGAAGTTTTTAAGTCCTACCAGCATACCAATAACATATTGTTTAAACATGTACCATCTACTGAAACCGTGTACATGATTACCCTTTCTATCAAAATAATTTAGGTGACCAATATGAGTATACCCAATGAATTCGGGTGGCTGGCGAGTTACAATATCATTGTTATTTCTAAATCGATAGAATTTGGGTCTAAACGCTTCACGAAATTCTGAATTACCTACTCTCGGTGATCCGTATGTATATCCAACTACATTTTCGTCACCGAGTCTTCCAGCTGCAATGGTTGCTAGGGCAGCACCAAGGGAATGACCAGTGAGGAAAATATTTTTCTTGGAGACAGAATTCTTTTCAAAATGATCAAGAAAATCATCCCAAATTAAATCAAGACCATCTTTAAATCCCCGGTGAACTCTACCAGAAGAATCTTCAGAAGCCTCTGTTTTACGAAATCTGATATCAGTTTTAATATCAGATAATTTTTTTGGTTCGGTGCCTCGAAATGCATAAATTAAATCGTTGTCATCCCATAGGGCATAGCATTGTGTAGATCCAGAATTAAAAAACTTAATGTCAAAATGCTCAGAATATATATCAGAAAATTCCATAACTTCAAGATAAGCATTCATCGACAATTCAGAAAAGAATTCTGCGTTCGCTTTAGAAAACCCTGAATCTAACATATCATTCTCCGCAGGTTACTTTAATAGAATGCGGGGCAAGAGATTCATTTAGACCCCTTCTAAGTGCATTTCTACCAGCTTCAGGAACAGAACAATATTTGTTCACTGCATGAGATGCCGTCAACTTAATTGTATCTATTGTAGAACATCCCGATATAAACATAATCGAACACATTATTATTACTTTTTTCATAATTTACTCCAGTTGATAAATTGGGGTTTTCACACCCCAATCAATAGATATAATTTCCTATTTAAAATTATATTTATATTCTACAGCCACATTTTCAATATGTTGATCGGTACCTTGAAATACGTCCCAGGGACCAGACATATTGAAACGGTTATACATTACTCCAACCTCATGAACTTTTGCAGTGCCGATATAGGCAGTAGTAAACAGTCTTAGGGAATTGGAATTTTGAGAACCAGACCAAAAATCATTCATTGCATCCGCATCTTGTGTCCACCGAAATCCAGCATCCTTCATCTGAATGTCGAAAGCATCGCCAGACATTACTGCGCTGGATGTAGTTAAAGCAAACATTGCTAAAATCAAAACTAATATATTTTTCATTTTCTACCTTTATTATTAAACAACAAAATCGATCCGTTCTGTTGCCAAGTGGATCAGACTCCGCGTTTTAACCTAGAGGCTAAGCAGCAAGTGCAAAATTATCTTCTGCGTTTATATTTTTGATTTTTACATCTTTCTTGATGGGCGGTCAATATATCGTTAACACATTGTCGAAACTGTTCTCTCCCATTGGTGGAAGAGGCGGGAATCGCACCCGCGTCCAACATATCTCAAATATACATCATACTGCCATATTACCCAAGTGCTATAGCCATCGCTGTAGCTACTCCAGTATCTTCTTTTGTTGTAACATCAACATAGTTAGCAACCTCAACAATTGTCCCGCTAGCCAATTTTGTATATAGTTTTTTATCAACTGCATTCATAGCGATTTCACCCACATCTAGATCAGATGCAGTGGGAATACTACTTGCTGTTTCCGATCTTTTTATCTTTATTTTTGTCGCCATTCTCTTTACTCAGTAATCTGGTTTCTAACAAAATATTTTGTGTTGTCAATTCGTTGATCCGATTCTGCATAACTTTAATTAGATCATTAATATCATATTCATCAGTTATAGTTTTATTCACTAAAAGGTACCACCATCTAGATCACCAAATGCAGGGGCAGCGGCACCATTCGACATCATAACTTGACCTAAAGTCCCAGCACCAAGAACAGTTAATTCTCCTGTTCCACTTGCCATTAATAATCTATAGCTAGTTAAAGCTGAAACCCCTGTACCACCATTCAAAACAGGCAATATACCGGTAACTTTAGTCGTTAGATCAATACTTGCATTGGATATCATTGCATTAGTGATACCTAACGATTTTACATTTAATGCATCCGTTGTAATCTCAATTGATGAATCATCAACAGAAACGTCTATTTGATTCCCAACTTTAGTTAAACCCGCTCCTGCTGATATTTGACCTGCACCAGAGAACTGTGCGAATGTAATATCGGAAGTTCCAAGTGTTGGAGTTCCATTATGAGTTGTTACATAACCATTATCAGAATTATTCGATCCTTCTTCAACAAAGAAAAATGCTCCACCGGTTAATTTAGCTCCCGTATTTGCATCAGTCGCTCTACTTAATATATATGCAGCGGAAACCGATCCAGCATTAGTTACAGTGTAAATACCATTATGTTCTTCATTTGGTGATACTTGATCTTTAACTAATATTCTATCCCCTACTGTCCATGTAGTAATACCATCAACTGAAAGAACCCCATTTGAAGATGCAGTTAAAACATTAGAACTATATGTTGTTCCCAAATTGGTTGTTGTAGCTACTCGAACAGATTCTTTAACATCTAAACCATTTATTGTAGCATCAACATATGCTTTTGTTGCCGCATCCTGATCACCAGTTGGATCAGCGACATTAGTAAGTCTATTGCTACCCATTGAAACAGTTTGGGTTGAAGAAATTGACAATCCATCTAATGTGCCGAGTGAAGTAATATTAGGTTGTGCATTTGTTTGTAAAGTTCCTGTTAAATCTGTAGCAGAAAGAGAAGTTAATCCAGAAATTGTTGGGGATAATCCGAGAGTAAAAGTTCCACCTGATTGGGTTACAGTTGTTTCGTTTGCTATTGGAGAAATGGTAAATGAACCACCGAGGGAAATACTAGATGATGTTGTACCATCGGTAATAGAAATATCAGAATTTGTTAATGACGAATTTGGAATCGCTGATGTTGCAACGGTAGTAGTCCCAGCAGAATCGTTATAGGTAATTGAAATACCAGTACCATCTGTAATAGATCCACCAGATATATCTTCAATATATTCTTGGAGTGTCGTGGAAGAATCGGTATACATATTATCAACAACAGTTTTACCTGCGCCCGTTGGTGATATTATAATATCCCCTGATGTAGAACTTAATGTATTACCATTTAATTGTAGATTATCTACTTTAATCTGATCTATTTTATTGTTCGAATCTGTAACAATTCCAGATGATGCGGTCAGTACTCCTGGTACATGATCCAGCATTTCTGTGAAATATTTACCACCGACAATTTCGATATTAGCAGCAACTCCGTTAGTTTCTGTCCCAGTACCAACAAATAATCTATCTCCAAAATTCCCCTGAGAACCAGATCCATAGGTATATGCTAATTCACCATTCCCTAGTTCATTTGGAGTAGTAGTACCAGCACTCCTTTTTATCTTTATTATAGTTGCCATTTTTTATCCTTGTTTAAAAAAATCCACCCGACAAGATGATTGTCCCTGTTTCTAATTCATTCTGAGCAACCCATTTCTCTGTAGATGTGGAATACATTAACATTGATCCATCAGATAATGCTGTTGTATCAATATCTGCCAAGTTGCTTAGATTGAGACTCGTCGCTGCAATAATTGTACCATGATCCCCTTTGGGACCTGGAACTGTTGCGGTTACAACTTTACTTTTTTCCGAAGCACTAACCAAAACAGAGGTATTTGCTGAATTTCCTACTGTAGCTGTTATTGTCATTATTGTGTTACCATTGGGTTAATTGTTACAGAACCTTCAACTACCCGGGTTTTAACAGTGTTATAATCTGATATTAATACATCATAAACATAAGAACCGGGATTTAATGCAGAGGTTTGAGCATTTGTGAGGGATAAAGTTATTTTACCAGTTAACCTATCCGCATCAAATACTACAGTAAAGTCTGTGAATGAAGAAGAAGAATATGTTTTTCGTATTTGTGCAGATGCTGTATAATTAGTTAAATCTAATGCAGCTCCGGCAGAATCATTTATCGTTATATTTGTAGAAAAATCACTCCCCTGATCGACGTATAAATTGGATATTGACATAACTTCCCTACTTTAATTGATATTAATAATACATATTTATAATAAACTGAATGATGTTAATTTAAATTTGTTTCTTCTTTATTCTCTATAATCGATTTAAATTGATCTATAAACGTTTTCTTTGCAGCCTCGTGACGAGCTATTAATAATCTAGTTTGTAATATATCCTTGTCGATAGTATTCAATTGATTAACTACTATTTTCCCTGTATCGGGAAGTTCCGAATATTTGTAATCAATCCCATCAAAAGTTATAATTTGATCATCAGTTTGTTTCTTTTTAGCCATTCTCATTTTCCTCATTTTTATATTCATCGTCCTTTAGTATTGGCACTAAAGGCTCGTAGTCAATTTCGTTCTCTGCCACCCATATGTTAGTATATTTATAACCATATTTCTTTTGAAATTCGTTAAATGTTAAACTTCTTGCGTCCGACTCAATACTCATAGAATGTGGAACCTTTTGACATTATCAGACTTAAAAGAACGCCAACCCCCAGCATTAATATCGAATGCGCTGATTACCCCGACATAAGGCTTTCTCGAACCCTTTGGTTTGAATTCCTCAGGGATTTTGTCGTCGAGTAAGGTACAGGTCATTATTCTTTCTTCTCCGTTAACTTTGGTAAATGTAACCTCACAAATATTAGTCTTTAGTTTTTGCCGCATTGTATTTTCAAACGTTTTCATAGTATATTCTCCATCTGGATTATAAAAATCTTGATAATGTTGATCCCATTCCTCTTTGGAATATTTATTAATAAAATCTTCTTCTTTCATATCCAACCATTCTTGCCCATTACTTATCATAATTAATCACCTCATATAACCACGCCATCACCCCAATCATGCCAAATACTGCTATTATTGAATAAAGTATTATATCCGTTATCGTAAATAGTTTAATTGCCATAGTGAATACTACGATCACCAAAGCCGATAGGAGAACGAACAATACAATCATCGAACACCACCAATTAAGATTCTTTTTCATCTTCTACATCCTCATGTAATATCATTCCTGCCGCCATAGCAGAAAATCCTAACATTGAATATAGAATCATCTCGGAAATGGTGTAAACATCAACCGAAGTTGCTCCCATTACAACGAATACTCCAAGTAACACAAGCGTTACACATAACATATTATATATCTTATTCATATCTGACCTCTTTTCTTAATTTATATGATTATTATATAACATTTTCAGTCAAATGTAAACAATTATTTTAAGTACTTTAAGTACTTTAAGTTTTTTCCTCTGAATAATGGAGTGGTCCACCCCGAAATGGAGCAAATCCTGTACCAAAAATAATACCAGCATCTACAAGATCTGCAGACTCAACAATGCCTTCGCTCAAGCATTTTTCACACTCAGCGATAATTGTTCCAACTAATCTAGATGTTATTTCTGGTTTTGGATTTCCGTGAGTCTTCTCTACATAGACATCATGTATATAAAACCCAACCCCTGATTTAATACCAAGATTTCCATTCTCAACCAACCTCTCAAGCCTCTCTGGTATTTTAAGTCCTAGTTCCCCACAAATTGTATCCATGACAAAATAACAGACATCAAGTCCTACCGTATCAGCCAGTTTCAATGGTCCTATAGGCATACCAAAATCTGTGAATGAAGCATCAATTTCTTCTTTAAGATATCCCTCATCAAGCATATTAATAGCTTCAATGAGTGTAGGCATCAACACCCTATTAACGAGGAAACCCGGAGAAGATTTAACCTTCAATGGAAGTTTATCAATATGTCTGCAAAATGCCAAGGATTTTTCTATAACATCTGTCGAAGTAATGGGAGAATATATAACTTCAATTAGCGGCATCTTCGCAACTGGATTGAAAAAATGAATACCAACCAACCTCTCTGGATTTTGCATCTCAGCAGATAATACTTCTAATTTAATAGATGATGTGTTGGTTGCAAGTATTGCCGTGCTTTTCATTTCCTTTTCGAGTTTAGAATATAGATCCCTCTTGATATCTACATTTTCAATAATTGCTTCAATAACTATATCTGCAGATGGTATGCCAAACCCCTTTGAGTCTGGTATTAATCTGTCATATACTTCATTGATTAGATGTTCTTGACCCGAAAATCTTTTTTTATAGAACTTATATGACCTAGCCATCCCCTTTGCTATGGTAGTCTCATCAATATCTTGAAGAGTTACCTTATAACCAGATAGTGCTGCCCACATTGCGATATCAGAACCCATTGTTCCAGCACCAATAACATGAACGTGCTTGAGGTCGAGTTTTGATTTATCCCCCTCCCCTTTAAGCATATCCTGAAGCATGAACACACGAAGAAGATTCTTTGCGGTGGGAGTTACAGCTAATTTCGAAACACTTTCTGCCTCTGCTTTCATGAACCTAAATTCATCGTACCCATATTTCTCCCATATATCAACTAATGCGTATGGTGCTGGGTAATGCTTTTCTTTAACTTTAGAATGGAGATTTCTTCGAATCTTAGTGGATACCAATTTCCTACCAATAGACGAATGAAGTAGTGAATCGAGTTTATCTGATCTTCTCGGTGGAGGAGATTTTTTAATTATATCCACCGCCGATTTATCGAATAAGCGAAGAGGAACAACGTAATCAACGAGACCCATCTTTTTAGCTTGATATGCAGATAAAGTACGACCCGTCAGCATTATACCCATTGCCTTAATGACCCCAAGTACTCTAATGGATCTAACAGAACCACCAAATCCGGGATGTATTCCAAGCTTAACTTCTGGGAATCCGATTCTCGATTTTGTCGAGTCAAGAATGATTCTATAATCACAAGACAATGCAAGTTCAAGACCACCACCAAGACATACTCCATTAATCAGTGCGAGTGTGGGAAAGTCCATAGTATCAATTAACCACATAACCTCTTGACCCTTGGTTATGGCTTTATGTGCATCTTCATATTCGTGGAATTTCTTAAATTCTTTAACATCAGCACCAGCAATAAATCCAGAAGATTTGGCAGAGGTAATTACCATACCCGCAGGTGAAATATTCCTAACTTCTAATAACACTTCTCTTAATTCATCTAATACCTCAGACGATAATACATTCATTGATCCATCAGCATAATCGAAATATACCCATGCGATTTGATTATTATCTAGTACTAATTTAAAATGTTTATAATCCATAATTTATCTCTTTAAATTTTCAATTAATATTGCACCACCTTGCCCATGTCCAATACATAGAGATGCAACCCCATATTGAGTGGAATTCGCCTCAAGTGTTTTGGCAAGGTGATATACAATTCGTGTACCAGAAGCACCAACCGGATGACCTATAGAAATAGAACCCCCGTGCATGTTTAACTTGGTGGGATCAATCTCCCCGAATGCTTCTTCCATTCCAAATTCCTCTGAGCAATAATCCTTCGATTCCATTGCCTTTAAGCACCCAATTACCTGTGCGGCAAATGCTTCATTTAATTCGAAAGAATCGATATCCCCGACACTAAGACCATTTCTCGTAACCATTGGAACTAACGATTTTACTGGACCAAGACCCATTTCAGAAGGATCTACTCCAGCCCAATTGATATCGACGATTTTAGCAAGAACCTTATCCCGAAGTCCATACTTATCGAGTGCTGCATCACTTGCCAATAAAACAAATGAAGCACCATCAGTAATAGGTGCAGAATTACCTGCAGTCACATTACCAAATAATTTATCAAAAACTGGTCGGAGTTTCGCCAGTTTTTCAATGGAATTCTTGGATCGTACGCTTTCATCGGTATTATAAACCCCCCCAACCTTATCATATATATTGGTTATCTCGTTTTCAAGTATATCGATACTCTGCTCTGTGTTATATTTTTTATGAGAGTTCACAGCATATTCATCCATATCAGTTCTTGTAATACCAAACCTCCATGCTAAATTCTCGGCCGTTTGACCCATACTTAAATTTATAGTTGGATCTTTTAATGCTCTGAGGAGAGAGATTACTGGGACTAACAACTTCGGTCTAAATTGAAGCGCGACAAGTAATTTTTTAGGAAAGGATTTAGCCATGTTGAATTTAGATAACCACATTGCCATATCATCATTAAATAATAATGGTGCGCGAGACATGGTTTCTGTTCCACCAGCAAGAACCAAATCAGATGTACCAGAGGCTATATTTTTATACGCAGAATCAATCGCTTGAAGACCTGATGCACAATTACGTTGAACCGTATGTGCTGGTATATTAACATTGAGTCCGAGTCTCAAGGCTAGGAGTTTAGCTATATTACACTCATCGGCATTGGGATTCATGCAACCAACAACCAATTCATCTATATCATTATCTCCAATTCCATTACGAATTAAGAGAGGACGAGCGGCCTGAATTGCAAGGTCAAGAGCTTTAAATTTACCCGGAGTTCCCTTTGCCTTTAAAAATGGCGTTCTTGAACCATCTACTATATACACATCATTATATTTCATAATCTCCCTTATTTAATTTCTTTAATTTTTTTCCATAATTTAGCAACAAGACTTGAATGTTTTTTTCTTCTATCGATATCAATATCAAAAAGCTGGGATCCCAGCTCTTCGAGTTCGAGTTTGGTCATCCCCTTAAGTTCTTCGTGCGTTATATTTTTCGTTTCGATGACCCCCGCTTTCGGTTGTCGTAGAGACATATACATAACTTTAATCCATTCTAGCATTATATTCCTTGATGGTTTGTATTAATCTTCTGGTCCAATTGTCCCGATGTTCAACAAAAACTTGAGGTCTTGCATTATCTACGGCAATTAATATTACAAGTTTTGTAATAGGTATACCAGTTCGTTCTTCCCACATAATAGCATATGCGGCACATTGCATAAAATATGCTGAAATCCATTCCTTCTTTTTTGGTTTCCTTGATGTTTTAAAATCAATTACACTTAATTCGGAATCATATTTACCTATACAATCAACTCTCCCAGCAAGACCGAGATGATCGGAATATAATGCACATTCCTGAAGATAGATTTCATTAATATTTTCTAATTCAATCTTAATATCCTTAAACGATTGAATCACGTGAGGAAGATAACCAGAAGCATAATCGGGAGTATTATCGAGGTATTTTTCGATAATTTCATGGACTTCAGTTCCCCTTTTACTTGCTCTTTTAGAAATCTTGTCAGCTTCCCTGTGTCCAATTCTGTCTCTCCATTTTTTAATTCCTTCTTCTGAGAGGATAGATAAAACTGTCGTAACCGACGGATATGCCCTTCCAAGAGGCGTAATATATTTCCGACCAGATTCTCGGGTCTCACATTTAAGATCATCATATTCAAGGAACTTTCGAGGCGAATGAGCAAACATCACTTATCACCAGTCCACCCAATTACATACTCATATTTTTTTAAATTCCATTTAAGGTTAGTATATGCGACCATCCCCTCATCTTGTGGCTTAGGCATTTTAACCCACCTCATATTAAAATTTTTATATCTAACTTTAATATCTTTACCCATGATCCATGCTCTATCTAAAATTTCTTTAGTCATAATATTACCTCTCTCAAAAAAACCATCTATAAACTGCAAAGGAATCGATAACAAAATAAGCAACATTCATCCACATCAAGGGGTATTCACGTATTCTATATGCGTAAATAAACCACAGTATAGAAGATACCCCAAATAATATAAATGAATATGGAGAGATACTTATATTTACTGACAACAATATTGCAGCTATAATACCTAGTATCGTACCCCAATCATCGATTCCAAACTTTCGAAAATTCATTAGTCTCTCGTTAATGCTTCCCATGAAATTGGATATAAAGCACCCACAATTCTATTCCACTCATCAGCAAGATCACGTATCTCAAGTTGAGCTGTAGAACTTTTCCTAAGATTATATGCTCTTGCCCAAGCATATAAAGATCCCGTTACATAATACTCAGTCATCATTGACTGTGGTAGAACCATACGTGCTTGTTCTGGACAGACCCCAGACCCCAGCATTTCCGTATATAATCTAGTAGATTTAATGACATGGGTCATGTACGCTTCTTCAAGCGTAGGAGAAGTTAAACCATCGAGTATTGGTTCTTTAAAATTGGTTACAAAATCTGTGGGGGAAGAACCTTGCTTAACATTCTCGGGTCGTGATCTCCAATTCTCTGGTACATGAAAATCTGGTGGATCAGAAACATATCTTCTCGACACTTCATTATACGAAAATCCTACAACATGCTTGAATCTTTGTCGTGCAACGAAGATCGGTACTTTCTCACGAAGAGTTACCATTGCATGTGTGAATGGTGTAAAGTGATTATGCTTAGCTAAGAAGTTAATTAACTTTTTATCAGGATCGTTTAGATTAGGTATAAATGCATATAATGTACATTCGCCATTTTCGTCTACATGATCCACACATTCGTCAACTCCGACCCCATCAGATGTTTTATTAAATGATACTCTAGCAGCATTAACCACCGAAATATCATCACCCATATTATCTATAAATTCAACTTTCATTAGTATCCCGCCTCTCATTATATAACGCAATGTAATAATTATATTTTATTCTTGTCTCAAACATTTTAATACACTGATCTCTCCATTGAGTTAATGTTCCTTGCGGAAGTGTTAAATTTATCTTATCTGCTCCATTATATACTGATAGCGGCATATAGATTGGAGCTCTTTTATCAAAAAAACCAAATTTACCATTTCCATTTTGAAGGATTTTATTTTGTACTAACCCCGCTTCAATTATTTCAATTTTCCAATGATCAGATTGTGCAAAAATACTCATGTGTTTACACCATAGAAAATAAAACAGAAAAGAAGACCCCAATAAAGAATAGCACATATAATTAGCTTTATTGGGATATGATTCATTTTTCAGCAGGGTTATATTCCGGAATACCTTTCAATTGGTCCTCGGGATCAAAGTTTTCTGGACCACCATCCAAGAAAAATGAATCGTATGTATTAACTGGTTTCACTTTTTTTGGATATGGAATACATATCACTTCTGCATTTGCATCATATTCTCCAGGAGATGTTTGCATACAAAATTGAAGTATCTTTGTTTTGGTATTATATACCCAACCATGCGAAGATCCCGGTTCTTTGGTAGCTACTTGATCTTCTTTGACCACATCATCTGCTGTAATAATACCACCATAAACTAATAGGCAGACTCCCACAACGATCATCATTTCTAAACTATAGTCTTTCATTTCAATTCCTCATTTTATCTTTCAAATTTTTATACGCAATATATCCATAAAACAAATAGAATACATCGTCATCCATCCAAACTTCTTTTTTCATAATGTAAAACTCTCCCCACACCCACACGAATTCTTATCTGGTATTGTCACTTTAAATGCAGGATTAAAAGGTCCACCGGTATAATCTATCTTACTCTCATTACCCATAATATCGAGGGTAATTTTATCTATCACAAACATATTAGGACAATTATGACAGTCTTCTTCTTGCTCCATTGCCGCGGCGCAATATGAACCATCCTCACACGACCTCCACATTACAGTGTCTTTCTCTACATCTAACTTATCTATAATATCCCATTTACCCATTAATCCAGAACATCCTCCTCCATTCAAGGAATATCTAATAATACCCCCGATCTCAGAGAATTGTTTCTTTGCTGAATCACTTATATTCATTGATAACTTCCGTTATCTTTGATATTTCAGGATCAGTAAATACCTTATTACCCACAGTCTCTGGTAATATTAATAATAAAATTACTACAGTTAAAAACGTTACTAATATTGCTAATCTTAATACATATTTCATTGCTTATACCTCGGGTTTCTTTGGCCATATTAGATTTTCGGCACATTGTCCTGTTGCTAATTCTTCTTGATAAATTTCTTCGGGAAAGTCCCGAATTTTTTGCCTATACTTATCCCACGCTTCAAGTTCAGACACCGATAGATTGGCATTTGGTTCCTGAGTCCATTCTGACTCTATTAATAAAGCAGTGACTTTGCCTTTAATGTCTTCGCTTATATAAAAATCACTCATCTCGTAATACCTCTATTATAGTATATTTTTAAGTATTTGTAAAATATTTTGTTAAATGAGATTTTCTAACTTTAACCATAATCCATCTATTGTAGTATTTATCTGATTCAAGAACTTTTCTATCAAATTGATATTTTGCTTCGAAATAAGAACATTCAGATTTAGTCTTGCAGAGCTTGAGAATAACCCTCTCAAAATTATCTGTACCTACCTCAACAATATCCTCCAACAATAATTCAGAACTACCATAATAATCTTTCCAATTTGATTCAACTATTTTTTTCTTTCTCTTAAGATTCTTTTGATAAGTTTTTCTAGACCAAAACGATTTCTTACCAATATATTTTTTACCATTATTTAGATTAGTTATTTCATAGACAAATCCGTGTATCTTTTTAGGATCTGATTCAGTGAGATTATATTCTTTTCCTCTGTATATCCATGTCATATATATTATTCATAGTCTTAAATAAATAAATATATATAACAATCAGTAAACATCATTCCAAGATCCTTTAAGTCCACCTACTTCATATTCTGTTACACGGTTTTCAAAGAAATTTGTATGATCAGGAGCATTAAGAACCCAATCAAGCCATGGAAGGGGGTTATCCTTTACCTTAAAATTTGGTTTTAATCCGAGTTGAAGGAGTCTTCTATCTGCAATGTACCTAATATATTTTTTAACTTCTTTTTTCGAAAGATTATCAACTCCAGAGTTATTACCATACGCAAGATCAATGAACTTATCCTCAAGTTCAACAGTTTTTCGAAGCATTGAATATATTTCTTTTTTAAATTCGTCTGTCACAACCCTCGGATGTTCCACACAAAATTCTTTGAAGAGTTGCGACATACCATCAACATGCATAGATTCATCGCGAATAGACCATTCTACAACCTTACACATTCCTTTCATTTTACCCGAGCGTTGGAAATTTAGCAGCATTACAAATGATGCAAACAAAGAAATACCCTCTGAGAATACAGATTTAGCTATAGCAGTAGCCAAATTGGAATAATTAGATGTATCATTATCCCTCATAAATTTTACTTTATTTTCCATCTCTTTATATTCAAGAAATGCATGAAACTCAGACTCAGGAAGTCCGAGAGTATCATTTAATAGGGCATATGCTCTTTGATGAACCCCCTCTCTTGAAGCAAATGAACCAAGCATATTACGAATTTCATTATTCTTTATCTTTGGTATAAAATATTCATAATAATTCTGTCCTACCGCAACATCAGATTGTGTAAATAGTCGAAGAACCTGCATGACAAATTCTTTTTCCGACGAATCTAATACATTCTTTTTCCAATCTGATACATCATCAGACAAATCAATTTCCTCTTCAATCCAATGGGATTGCTCATGTTTCTTTGTTAATTCAACAGCCCAAGGATATCTGAATGGTTTATAAGTTTCAGATGGAGTGAACATTGTAACTTTTTTCTCAAAGAGAAACAACTCCTTAGATTTCATTAACGTATCATAGTTGCCCAGATACTTACCATCTATAACAATTTGTGGTACAGTTCTCTGACCGAGTTTCGACCAATTATCAAAATATTCATCTTTCTCGGTTATATCATATATGGAATACCTCACATTATGTTTATCAAACCAGTTTTTCACGCTTACGCAAAAAGAACAATCTGGTTTTGAATATAATTCAATTTTCATTAAAATCCTTATTTAATTTATTAAAGTGGTGTCACCGTATATAATAGAGTTGTGTATTTCTTCCCAATAATATACTCTATTACCGGGATAATCAGTATTATGAGGATGTGACATTAGAATTCCGGTCAATCCGAGATCTTCTCCTACATCTAGATTTTCTCCCTTATCTTCTATCCAGTGGAAGTTTTCTCCGGGATATTTTGTAGTAATATCCTTCAAGGCATCACCTTTATCATCCCCTGTGTCGAGTATGGTGTAATCAATGAACACCTTTCCAAAAAGATTCTCGAGGTTTGAGATTCTTAATTTTTGTGAATATGGATCTAGACTCTGTGAGGTTATAACATGAAACATATAACCTCTTTCATATAATTTTTTAACGTATTTAACAGAATCCCGCAAAGGATTAAGGTATCCAATTCTAGCAGAATTGTTAAATTCTCGAGAAAGTGCTCTACCCTCTTTCGATGTTATATTGAATTTTTCTCCAACCTTATAAGCATCGGGATTTACGAGTTTGAGACTTGGGTATCGGGATTTTATAAAATCATAAAACCCCCATTCCCAATCAAGCAGAACCCCATCAACATCAACTAATATTAAATTTTCTTTTCTCATAATTTTTTAATGTAGTATATACTCTTCAGCAATAATTATTCTATCTTTGAAATCGTTCATCATGTATTTTGGTTTGGGGACGATAACTTCCTCACCAACCCGAGAATAATCTCTATCCTCTGACCACGAATCCACTAGGACATCAATAACATATGAATTTACTCGAACTTCTGTAATTACCCCTATGACATAGAGTTCTTCTCTGGTCGCCATAGGTTCAAAATCATATGCTTTAATAACGGTCTCAATACCTAACTCATTTACATCCATAATACACACCTCTTTATCAATTTATATGTATATTATATAACATTACTTCACGAAAGTAAACCTTTTCTTTCATTTATTTTCTAAATATGAAGGAATAGCCAATCGTGCATATAGTGTTATTTTCTTAACAAACTTATCCACAGATATGACCTCTGAGGATAATTTTCTGTCATTTGTTATTCTAGCTTCTTCCATTTTTGTTAACGGATCATTCGGATCTTTGGATAAAAACGTTTTTGAAATGATTCTGTTTCTCAGGGATAATGGATATGACATCAATTCATTATTATCAGAGAGATCAAATTCACATGCTCTTCTTACAATATTGTGACCCAGATTATCGGATGGTGGAATGTATCTTCTCCCTAGAGGGAAAATAATTTTACGCAAAATCCCTCTTATAAGGGGATTGGGATAGTTATTTAAAATCTCTTCAAATGAAGTTTGAATTTTAAACAAAGAATTTTGAAGATTCCATTCAACTATAGGGGATACAGTCTTACTTTCTTCTTCACCTTCAAATCGTTTTAGAACGGCAGACATGATATACATTTCAGAGAGTATATCTGCAAATCTACCAGATATTTTTTGTTTCTTTTTGAGAGATCCACCAAGAATCATGAGAGTTATATCAGAAAGGAGTGCAAAGTTTCTAGATTCCTGACCAAGCCTGCCATAATACTTCTTGAGAAGTTTTTTGTGTGTGGTGCCGGAAGTCTTTGGTGGTCCCACAAACATTCTATTTAGGAGGTTGTTACCAAATGCTTTAAAAATATTAGATAACGTATATTTAATATGACCAAATAATGCTGCTCTAAATTCTTTTTCATTTCCATTGGTTGCCGACTCAATCTCACGACCAAGGAAAGGATGACATCGCAGAGCTCCCTGAGAGAAAACGATTAAGGATCGAGTGAGAATATTAGCACCCTCTACCGTAATAGCAATTGGTTGTCCTATATACATATTCAGAAGGAAATTAGAAGGACCGTCACTTATAGCCTTACCCCCTAAAATATCCATACCATCATTAATACCACTTCTCATTTTTTCTGTCGACTGATATTTTAGAAGTGCTGATATCACAGAGGGTCTTTGACCGGAATCAATCCCAGCATATGTTAAGTCACAAGCAGCTTCGAGAGCATAAGCATCAGAGAGAATCCGAATCATTGGTTCCTCAATACCCTCCATTTTACCAAGAGAAACTTTAAATTGTTTTCTAATACGAGTGTAGGCGGTGGTGACACGAGCAGTATGTTTTAAACCCGCCATTGATAGACTCGGTAGGCTTATGGCACGACCTGCAGCAAGACATTGCATCAACATCATCCATCCTTTACCAATACCATTATGTTCACCAATGATATGATCAATGGGAATAAACACATCTTCCCCATAATTAGGACCATTCATAAATGCTTGTCGAGCAGGGGAATGTCTTAAACCGATCTCAACACCCTTTGTATTTCTTGGTACTAAAGCTAGGGTAATCCCTCTGTCATGAGTAGGATCCCATTTTCCTTTGTTAACGTGCTTTAGAGTTTGGTCATGAGACTCCCCATAACTTTTAAGTAGATTATGTGGATCACGAAGTCTAAATGCTAAACCAATGAGAGTAGCTACTGGACCAAGGGTTATGTACCGCTTATCCCAATTTAATCTAACCCCTAGAGTTTCTCGACCCTTCCACATTCCCATTTCAACCACACCATCATCCGGGAGAGAACCGGCATCAGAACCAGCGGTGGGACCAGTAAGAGCAAATGCTGGGATTTCGGCACCTACTGCTAAATCGGGAAGCCATTTCCTTTGTTGTTTTTCAGTTCCAAATTCATGAAGTAATTCTCCCGGTCCAAGCGAGTTAGGCACCATAGCTGTGATTGCAAGAGATAATGATCTGGATGCCAGGATTGATATAACTTCACTCTGAGCATATGCGGAAAATTCAAGACCCCCATATTCTTTCTTTATATTCAGACCAAAGAATTTATTATCTTTGAGATAAGCCCAAACCTCTTTAGGGAGATCCATTGCCTGATTGATTTCATAATCATTTGTCATTTCACAGAGTTCTTGAACAGGACCATCAATGAACCTTTGTTCTTCGGGACTGAGTTTAGGAATCTCTATATCTCTTAATATATCCCAATTCGGGTTTCCAGAGAATAATTCAGATTCCCACCAAACGGTACCAGCTTCAAGAGCTTCTCTTTCGGTTGAAGACATTTTCGGAAGTATTTTCCGAAATAATTTATGTAGTTTCATATTCCTCCTAACGTGCTTAATGAAGTTTTTTACGATCTCGGGTTGCTAAGGCATCGGACCAAGACATTGCTAAATTCCTAATTACTTCTGGATAAACTACTTCATCATATTCAAGACACATTCCCATTTCGAGATATGCTTTTCTGAGAAGATCTCCATCTCTGTGTTCTGGGAGATCATCCCAATTTTCATAGAGTCTGAATACCATTTCATCAAATTCCCCCTGACTCATTATGTTAGGATGATCCTTACGATGAGTTGCTAAGAATGAATATATTATATAATGAGATATATCTTTGGTTAATATATATTCTTCCGATTCCATTTTTTCTATAAATTCTTGCACTCTAGTTTTCTTCATATTATGACCAAGAATGTCCCTTTTCTATTATAGTTTCCATACCGTCAGAATCATAGATATAATAATCCGTGCCATTGGGTATTTCTACAACCTTTAACTGAGCACAGAATCCCCACGATTTAGTTCCGAGTTTTTCTACGACATCAACCAGTTTTGGATCATGTCTTTCTATTTTCCAAGAACTCCAGAGTTCATCCTCCGTGATGCGAGGTTTTTTCCCCGAGAGATAATCATCACGACTTTTCATACCAATATATTTTATTGCTTCTTGCGATAAATCAAACCCGCCATAACTAGAATTAATAACTACTTTCATAACCTTATTCCTCGATGTTGATTTACATTTTCCACAAACAGTTCCCATACCGTCTATATTTCCATCTTCTACCATAGACTCTGTAATGCGTTTACAAATACAGACGTACATTTGAATGCCATTCGGCTAACCCTGGCATGACACGCAATCCTCTTGCGAAGCAAACTCTGCTGTCACACCCCCCAATAAATCTTGCCCACTCGGGGTTTCTGCATAATCTTTCATTGTGTTCTGTTCAATTTTCTCGGACAATACCTCGGTTTTATTTGATGTCTCGGTTCTCAGATAATACAAGGATTTATTACCCTCTTTCCACGCATTATAATGTACATCATGAAGATATCCCTTATCTACACCTGCCGGGAAGAATACATTAAGTGACTGAGATTGACAAATATACTTAGCTCTCTGTCCTCCAAGACGCATAATAGCATTCTGATCAATCTCTATTGCCGTTTTGAATACATCCTTTTCATGATCGCTTAAAAATTCAAGATGCTGAACCGAACCATTATTCCCAATAATAGAATTCCAAATCGGGTCGTTATTTTGTCCCTTTTCTCCCAATAGCATTTCAAGGTATTTATTCTTGATTAAATGCGAACCTGCTCGAGTTCTATGTACAAAGGCATTTGCTTTAATAGGCTCAACTGATGGCGATGTCCCTGCAATAGAAGATGAATTAGCATTAGGGGCAATTGCTAATAAATTGGCATTACGCCTACCTGTACCTTCCATATCAGGGCATTCCCCGCGTTCTTCCCCTAATATTTCGGACATAGCTACTGCACGATCTTTGATAAGAGAAAATACTTCTTCATTCAATTCAGCAGCTGCTTGCGATTCAAAGGGTATAGATTTCTTCATTAATAAATTATGCCACCCCATAGCTCCGATACCAATACTTCTTTCTTGTGATGCAGAATACTTAGCTTTAGATATTTCATCTGGAGCATTATCAATAAAGTATTGGAGCACATTATCTAAAAAGCAAGTCAGATCCTGTACCAATAGGGAATCTTTCCATTCATCATATTTTTCAAGGTTTAATGAACTTAAACAACATACCGCTGTTCTTTCTTCGTTGGTAGGTAAGGTAATTTCAATGCAAAGATTAGAACCACGTGAGAATAAACCTTTATCCTTTTGTGTTTGAGGATAAGCCTCATTAGCCCTATCAATGAAATAGATATAAGGTTCACCTGTACGATAACGGGTTTCTAGAAGAGTTTCCCATAACTCACGTGCCTTTACGATTTCAGATACTTTCTGTGTCTTAGGATCAATTAGATTCCACGGTAAGTCTTGTTCAACAGCTTCCATAAACACATCGGGTACATTAACCCCATGATGAAGATTTAGACATTTTCTATTAACATCACCAGTAGGTATTCTTAGTGACATGAATTCCATGATATCTGGATGTGATATATCCATGTAGGCTGCATATGACCCTTTGCGAGTTACCCCTTGTTTATATGCTGTCATATCGGCATCAACAGTATGAAGGAATGGAATTGGACCTGGCGCTATATTTGATACAGATCGAACATCGCTCCAATGACCACCAACACCACCGCCTTTAACAGATAACCATCTTAGTTCTGATGTATGATCTATAAGACCTTCGAGTGTATCGGGTACATATCCAAGAAAACATGATATAGGAAGACCTCGCACTTTCTCATCCTTCTCTGGTGCATTGGATAAAATGGGACTGGAGAACATGAACCAGTTATTTATCACATACTTGTAAATTCTCTTAGCGAGGGCCTTGTCTCCTCCCGAGAATGCGTATGATGTTCTTTTGAATGCTTCTTCGGGTTTCTTTTCATACTCCCTCATGTAATAATCCTTGAGAAGTTTCAGGGATTGTTCACTTAGCTCCATTATTTCCCCCGTCTACGGGATTCCATAACACCTCATCCTTGAGCTGTTGAAGAGAACTAGAATATTCGAGATCTTTAACTCTAACTTTAAGTTCGTCGTTTTCTCTTTCTAGGTCTTGAAGTTCTTCTTGTTTATTCATTTCGTGCTCCATCTTATTTAGCGACAGTTAATAAATAATCTTTATATTTATTTTTATCATATTTCGTGAAATATTTTAATAATGAATTATAGTTTTTAACCTTATAATTCATAAGCGGCCATAAATAATGTTCCATCTCCTTATCGAATTTTTCTGAAAAATTTACCATTGAATCTAGAATTGTGAGCGTTTCTATTGACACATTAGTTTGAAGTACCAAGGGAATTTGATTCTTCTCAATTACAAATAAATCGTTGAACGAATCTGCAGTATCCATTAATCTAGAAATATCATTTTTGAAATTGTAAAATAGGCTTTCGGTTTTTCCATTCCAAACTTTCAATTTATCTTCAGACATTTCGGATAAATGCATTCTTGTCACATGATTCTTTGATGTTGATGCATAAATTATGTTAGATAAGATATATTTGAGATATTCAAGGGGTTTGTATTGATTAGACAATCTCTGAAATAATACTCTATCCTTTCTGTTGATATAATGTTCCGATTTATAAAAACATTTATTCTGCTTCAGCATTCTAAGAAAATCAAATTTATCATTACCAAAATGTGCTCTTAGCCCTATGTAGTAATTACAGGCTATCCATTCATTCCAATTTCCGTTCATAATGGTAATTCTGGTTTTTTCTTAACACATCTTAATTTCGACGCTTCGTAATATATTTTCTCCTTTATATTGGGGGTCAACATTTTAACCACAGATTCAATTTCAATTTCATTTTTTTCTGCATACCAAGTTATAGTATCTATAAGACTTAGTGTATGTTCTTCTGATAGGTTTTCAATTGTACGAGAAAATTCTTTCGCCGTCTTTAGCATTACGCTCTCCTTTTCTTCCAGTTCTTCCAGTTCTTCCAGTTCTTTACATTATATATTATATTCGGGGAGTTGTAAACTCTATTTTCCAACTTTCATTTTAGCTATGAGATACGATTTAATAAACCCAGATCTAACAATGTCATTGAGACCGAATTCTATACATTTAAATTCTTCCATCAAATTTAGAATACTGTGTAGAATAGAAAACCCTTCTGCTTCGGAATTTTTAAGGTCTGTTTGATCAATATCCCCAGCAAAGATAATTTTAGAATCTTGTCCAACTCTCGTAATAATAGAATTAAGTTCCCAGAATGTTAAGTTCTGTGATTCATCAACAATTATGATAGAGTTATCAAGGGTAATACCCCTCAGAAATGATGTGCTCAAAAATTGTATAGTTTCCTGTTCAACAAGTCTATTGTACAGGGAAGAAAATTCCGAATCAGATTGTTGCTTGAACATATATTTAACCATATTCTTATATGGAGATTGATATAGCTCGGATTTTTCCTCTATAGTTCCCGGAAGAAAACCGACATCTCTGGTTGGTACAAGAGAACGAACTATATATACTTGTTTCTTAGTTTCCAATGCCTCCTTTAGAGCTAGATATAATGTGATAAACGTTTTCCCTGTTCCGGCAGAACCGAAGAGAAAAAGATTTTTATGTTCTTCATATGCCTTCACAGTTTCTCTTTGTGCATCTGTGATAGGCACTATTTTTATTAAATTTTGTTCCGTGACTGTCATTTTCTTTCTCGATGCCAATTTAATTATCCTTTAGTTAATTTCCATTGTCGCTTTCGGTGACTTCCCTTTAACTTCCCTTAATATATCCTTGAATTCATTTGGTGTATTTTTTAACGGCGAACCAACCCCGGTAACTATTTTGGGTGATCCTATAATTTGAACATATTCTCCAGAGGCAACCAATTCTTCCATTCTAGATATTGGTAAAAATACTTCTGAAGTAATTCCAGTTTTAATTTCTTTTAATGTGTATGTCGGCATTATACTTTACGATATTCTGAGTTCCAATTAAATGCTTCCCTTACCACATTATCCGATAATTTATATTCTTTATATAAACCTTTGTCCTTAGCTAATATTAATAGTTCCGCTTCGCTTTCATGAAGAGACTCTAGCAATTCAATAAACATTTGCTCTCTCTTTGGTTGCTTAAGTGAGGGGTTACCTCCTTTAACGAAATGGTATAATGTTGATATCTCTGTGAAAAGAAACTTATGCGATCCATCCCCAAGTTTATAATCCTTTTTATCGTATGGTACATCCCCTTCTGGTAAAAGCCACCTGATACCTGGGTCATAAGAAGACTTCACTAGTGATCTAAGTTCAGGGGAATCAAATTCTCGGAGAAGTTTAATCTTATTAGCATTAGATCTTTGATTACCAGCTTTCTTTAATATTTCGTGCATTGTGTATTTCATTATATTTCCTTTTTAAAAATTGTCAATTTTAGGTATAAATTCTTTGAATCTATTTTCAATAAAATAATTTAATAATTTCGATTTTTTATGTATTACAGAGTTTGCGTAGCTTTCAAGTATACTATTCTCAATTTCTTTTGGTATTTTATCAAAATCAATTAACAATTCATTTCTCTGAAAATTTCTGAGCATAGTCTCATCACAAAACTCTTTGGGGTCTTTACCAAACCAAGAGTCTAATTTCTTTTTGGTAATTGGTGCCTGTCTTCCTCCTTCGACAAAAATATTATCTGCAGATAGAAAGTTTGGTATACCGTCTCCCTTATCACCCCTGATAATATGTTCTCTCAGATAATTAGAAGGAGACCCATCCGGTTTAACTTGCTTTTTAGTAATAGGGGAATATTGTGATATCCAATTATATCTCTGAAGTTGAAAATAATCTTTGTCCGAAGATATGATGAGACTTTTATCTTGGATATGTTTAGATAAAATACCTATAACATCATCTGCCTCAGCATTTTCAACTTCAATACACTTGAAGGGGAAATAATTATTTAAATCCAATTTAGTTGCATCTATGACTTTAAATATAGCTGGCCAATCTATTTTGGTTTCCTCTTTTCTTGCTTTCCTGCGACTTGCTTTGTAATATTCAAATACAGTTCTTCTCCAGTTCTTCTTTGAATCAAAACATAATATCATATCACCATATTTTCCTTTATTCTTCATGTAAGATAAAAGGGAAGAATAAATCATGAATTTATATTTATTTTCATCTAGCTCATCATTATAAGACAGATATACCATTGCATTGGAAATAAACATCTGACTCGCATCAATATAGATCATATCATTCCTCTATAATTTCATCAACATCTAAATTATCACTGCTACAAAACGGGCAGTGTTTAATTGTATATACTACTGGATCAAGTGAATGCGATATTTTAAAACTAGCATCGCAAGAATCACAGAGATAGTAGCTATTTAAATCCTCCATTATATTCTCTTCCATTCCGTTAATTTTAATTTAGCTCTCATTCCACAATATATATTATCATTTATAATATTCTGAATTTTAGTATCATTTAATATATATTCATTTATATCTTTACCAATTATTTCATGGGGTATTAAAGAGATCCTAAATCCGAGATTAATAAATTTTTCAATATTATTAATAATAGTTTTATTTCTTGGTTCCTTGTCGGGTATTAAAATACATTTTTCTTTCGGTGCAACAGACTCCACTCGCGATAAATTTGAATTATTTACAGCAATTGAATTTTCGAGGAACATAGAATCTATAGCGCCTTCTACAATATATATATCCTTTTTTAAATCGACTTCGCGAAGTCCGTAGAAAAGTTGTTCCTCTGTGTAAGAAACATTTGCATATCTTAATCCACTCGGATTCAGAGCTCTTCCAGTAAATCCAATCAATTTGCCCTCCATATTATAATATGGAATAATAAGTCTTTCATCTTTTATATTTGATTTGGGATCCAATTTATTAAACTTGTCTATATAGAAAAGCGAATCATATTTTTTCTTGGGGATTTTTCTCGACTCGACATATTTTATAGCGATATGATTTGAGGGGAGTTCAGTCAAAGAAATCGCAGACTTTTTGAGAGGGTTCGTATTGAATATGGGTTTCGAGAATTTAAATTCCTCAATGATAGGTTTCCTAACATCCTCCGTGGATTTAAATTTTTCGAAATAATATTCCCTCGAAAGATTGGTATCAATCTCATTGATAAGGGAATAAAGGGATTTGGATATGTTACAATTATGACAGTAATAGAACGATTCTTGCTTTTTTTCTATGATCCATCCCCGAGCCTTGGTTTGAGATTTCTGGGAATCCCCACAAAAAGGACAGCGAAAATTGTACTCCGTCATAGATTTTTTCTTAAATCTATTGAGTCGGGGTGATAAGAGATTGATATATTTTAGATCAACATAATTCATAATGTAATTATACCATAAAAACTTCTAATTGTATAATAAAAGTGATTTAAAACTGTATATAAATCAATGGGTTAAAACCCCTATATTCAATCTATACGTAATTTTCTTGTGATTAAGGTGATTATAGGGGACCAATCACCTTAATTGTAAAACTAGAGCATATAGCAGGTTTTACGGAAAAAGAACAGACTTCACAACCTCAACAAATCCAACAGACTGCAGTAGATATGCCAAAGCACCGCCATACGCAAGCCATTTGAGTTGTATCAAAGTCAGATTAATAGAAGCTATAGACTCTGCCATTTTAACGGTGGAATCATGAAGCTCTTCGATATCTTCTTCGTGTTGCTCTAATATCCATTCGTGTCGATCCATCCTTCTATCTGGACAAGTCGTTTCACTTTTCTTGTCTGTCATTTTAATCGGTCTCGTTTTCGCCAGCGTCCCAATTTTTATCAACCCAATTAAAAAATTTCACTCTTTCTTTATCGTTTAAATCTTCAATATCTTTTATTTTAAATTTTTTCATTGCTTTCTTGAAGAAAACTTCGTATTCTTCTTCATTGACAACTTCTTCTTTTATACCCCATTTTGCCAATTTAGCCTTGAGAAGTTTTTCTTGTTCTTTGAGTTTACGTTCTTTGATGCGCTTCATAACAGATTTGAAATTTTTAGATCTACCATCAAACTTCATTACATTATCTTTCTTCGCAATATGCCCATCACCCATATTATTTGTTGGTGCATCTTCCGTTACATCTTTATCCATGTTCTCTTCCTCTAATAAGCATAATGCTTCTGTTAATGTTAATTGTTCTGTTAGTTCGCCAATACCGCTAAAATCTCTATTAGACTCTAAATATTCGACTAATATGTTATATTCGTCTTCCCTCATATGCTCTTTCAATAGGAATAATGCTGCAGCATAAGTTCCGAGTTTAGATTTAACCAAAGGGATCTTGGATAAAATTCTTTTGAAATTGAATACCATTCTATGAAGCATGGTATACGCATTCTTTTCTTCCGAAGAAGTAACTTTCTTCTCTTTTATTCTTTTCCCCTCTCCATTAATTATACCGAGTTTAAATGCCTCTTGATCTTCCCACGGTATAGTAAGAATTCGGAGAAACCGATATGTTGCAAATAAATCAATATATTTGCCTTCTGTTATAGTATTCATATTTTCTCCAATTCCTGTAAAATATCATAATCGGGAACAATTGAAACCATTTCATCTGGACTTAAATATCCAAGATATATCAAAATTGATTTCAATTTACCCCAATGCTTAGGGTTTGTGTGATAAAATAATAAAGCTCTAACACCCTCGGTTGAAAATGTATTTTGGAGAATTATAATGGTATTTAATATTAACCTGTGATTAATATTTGCCGAATTTAAAAGTTTATTCATCAATTTAAACTTTTTATAATCTTCTTCAAATTCATCTTCACCTCTTAAAGATGGGTTAGAATAATGTTTAATAGCAAACATCACAACATTTTTGCTATTTAAATTCTCAAACATTATATTATAGTAGCACCATTATTTGAAATAATCGCCCAACCAGATGCAGTATAAAGTAATAAGACGGAATCCCCGACAGAATCAAATACCATCGATGTACCGTTAATAAAGCTAGTAGGTGTTATAGTAACATCACCCCCTGCATCAACAGTCATTACAATAAATTTCAATTGTCCAGTACCGCCGTTAGCTAATGTTCCGGTTATATTCGATGCTCCACTGCTGATTAAACTAATTACCTTATCTATATCCATTACACCAGAAGAAGTTATAGTTTCTGGTGTTTGAGCTAAATTTAATAATCCTGGAATATTCTCAAAAAGATTACCGATACTTAATTTTTTATTTACTGGAGATCCACTTGGATCATCTATAACATGAAGTAAATCTACAGTAGAAACGGTAGTACCAATGTCAGTTAATTGTGTGATTTTTTTATTTGCCATCTTTTAAACCCTCCCGGGAATTGTTATGCTGGAACTCAGCTCAAATTGACGAATTAATCCTCTACCGGAGCTTCGGATTTTTTCTGGTTTTTCTTCGATACTGATAAATCAAGAGATTTATCAGATACGTATAATTCACCGGTTACGGGATCTTTCCATCCTTCTTTAGTTGCTACTGCGTTTGAACACCAAAATGGTGCAGTTTGTTTAGACATAAGTTTCTCCTTTCGTACACTTGTATTATTTATTTATAATGGCTTTGAAGCCTATTCTACTTCTAGAGGGAGCAGTTGCTCCGTGACCCCAAGAGAATTCGAATTTCATATTCTTAAATTTGGCGTATTTAAACCTAAGTTTACCGGGTAGAGCATCAGCGTTTAATTGGAGTATCGATATCCTAGCTAGCATGCTTGATAAAATTTCAGTATACTCCTTCGAATTCAAAACTTGTAGTAAAGCTTTTGTTAAAGGCGCGATAATAATACCCTCTGGTTGAGTCAGTCTGTCATCATCATATTTTTTCCAAGTAGCGTCAGATATTTTATATTTCGTCATTTTAAAAAATTTAGACAGCAATACCTTTAATTCCTTTGAATTTTTTTGTTTTAACCAAGCCCTTAACACTGTAGAATCGACAACCTTAGTTCCGGTTACGCGATATAATTCTTTAATTGGAGCAGTATTCAAGTGCCCATGTGCTTGTATCGAGGATTCTAGAACTGGCGCCATTATTATCATTTTTAGAATAGTTATAAGTTTTTCTTCAGTTGGGTTTAAACCCTTTGCGGCTATGATTTTATCCATAATACCGTCAAGGTTTGTTATTGACGCTGAAGACCCCTGACCAGATTTAACCGATATTGGATACCTAATGCTACCCCTAATTCCATAAAAATCCAGTAGAGGTTCATTAATCGCTGAGGGAAATAAAACTTTACTAAACCCGATATTAGACATTGCCCAAATAGCAGCGCATGATTCCCCGAAATTCGCTGAAATAGTTTTAAGTTCTTTAGGATTAAAGGGTGATTTAGAAGGAACGGGTATATCATTTCCCTTTGTCTGCGAGAGAGTTAATAATTCTATTAAATATGAAGTTTGGGAAGTATTAAGTCCCATTTCCAGCTTAAGTTTATTAATCTTCTTTTTAACTATAGTTATGAGAGCTTTTGCTGTTAATTCTTGTCCTGTAACACCAAGATGGTCTGGTGTTAAGTCTTTGCCTCCTACAATATTATCAATCACATTTCGCAAAACAATATAGACTGATCCAATTTCAGACGTCGCTTTGTACGTATTATATTTGCTAGATCTAGATTCGCGGTCTCCAGCGAGACTAACCTTATAGCCAAGCGGTGATAGTTTTTCTTCTAACCCCTCTGATGGATTCAGCTTCAATCGAATATGAAATCCGCCATTTTTGTAGGAGTTAGTTATTTGATAGGAAGGAAGTTTTGATTTTATATCCGATAATATATCAGATTCAATATCAGTCATCTTTGAACGAGATTCAATTAACTTGATCCATTCGTTAAATGATTTTATATTCATTTCACCTTTAAGAATATCGAATAATTCTTGACCCTTTTTAAATCGAGGTGGAAGACCTTTCTTAAATAATTCAAAATCATTACTTGATACTGCCGCTCTCATTTTGGAAGCGGACATACCCTCAACACCTTCGGCATCTGGGTCACGATCCCCTGCAGAGACAACATCCACCTTTTTAAAATCATAGAATCCGTGCCTCTTTCCATCAACCCCATTATATTTAAGAATAAGTTTTTTGAAGTCAGAGATTCTGTCAGAACCAACAACCATTTTTACTTCCTCATATCCTTCATCATAAAACTTAACCAAAATATCAAATACATTAGTTACAGATTCATCCATAATATAAAGGGAATGTTTCGGGAACATTAATCTAGAATACTTCACCTTATCTTTGAATGAGAGGGGATTCTTTTTCTTATCGTGGGACTTGGAAAGATATAATCTATATCCACCAGATCCAGAATTCTTTTTCAGAGCATCTAATAATTTACCATGACCTGTGGTCGGTGGGTTTAATCTTCCAAATGAAAATGTTATATTTTTCATTACTTATTCCTTTTATTACCTATGGAGTCACCATACGCAACAGCCAAAGGAAGTAATTTAAGAAGGGGTAGATTGATTTTCAGGACATTGAGTTTCATATTCCTATCTAATAATATAGCAGACAGAAATCTATGATGACCGTCAATAATACGATTATCAGATGATACGATTAATATTTTAGAATTTAATAGTTTAATGGTCCCGTCGACGCCATTCCTGGCTATAGTACCCAGACCCTTATCAAAATATATTTGATCTTGAATTGGGGTTAAATCCTTTGCTGCGATCTTATCTCTTGTGACACTTACAACGTCATCTTTTTTATTACCATCATTCTTTTTTAATCCCGCCTCTAAAAATTTATTAGCTTTATCCCCAGACAGACCTTCGGGGAATGGATTCGCTTGATTGGTGTCTTTGGAAAATGGTTTAGTTATATCAAGTTTACCCTGACTCAATCTCTTTTGAAATTTATCAACATCCTTCGAGGTTATAACCGGCATATCCTTTCTTTTGGTAGAACCTTTATATGCGAGTTTTTGTGCTAGGATATAGTTTTCATCAAAATCCGGAATATCTTTATCTAGTGTTGGGAATTTAGATAATGCATATTCTCTTGCATCTTCAAGCGAAGTGGTGATAACTTCCAATTGGCCAGCTGAAGCACCTCCCCCTTCCATCAACATAACAGCTATTAAGTAATTCTTAAATCCCTTCATTTTTCCCAGCCCTTAATTATATTTGGATTAAAATTATTCGAAGAAAATTCCATGCGATCTACGAGTTTGACAGCATTGCCATCTCTATTAATAGCAACATATCCCTCAGTACCCGTAACCTTAAATCCATTTTTAGTTTTTACAAATGTTGATATACTAGAAACTCTATTCATTTTAGAGATAAGTATTTCCTTAGCATCAACTAAATAATTTTGAAGTTCGAACATTAATCTTAAATTAGTTTTATTGGAAGGGGAAAAGAACTCTAGAGTTTTATCCCGTGCCGCTGTCTTTCTCTCCTTACCCTTCGCTGACTTGAGTTTATCAATCTGTTTTTGATACCTCTCATTTATCCAATCTATTAGGTCAGATGTATGCTTCTTGGGGTCGGTAATGCGTTCTTGACTTCTGACCTTGGTATTGTTAAATGTATTGATGAGAAGATTAATTTCAGAATCCTGAGCAACTAATTTTAATGTTGTGGAGGAGATTTTTCTGAATATTTTACCTGCAGAAGATAGATGTGAAGTAACCAAATCCGTTTCGTCCTTGGTCATTGTGGCAGTACCACTTAAATCATCTAGATCAGCAGTTCTCATCCAAACCGATTTAGTTTTATTTAACTTTGATATATCAATCAAGAAAGATGCTGACATATCTTCAAAAGAAGATCCTGTATATTCTGTGTGCCAAACAACACCTATTTTAGATTGAAGAAGTGGATCAGCTTGATCAAATGGAACTGCATATACTATAGTATTTGGATGAAATGTAATATACGAATCACCATCAATTCTCTCTTTTTTGAGATCGGATTTGGTAAACATAATATCACCTTGAAGAACACCTTTGATATTGAGTTTCTTCAATTCTGTATATGCAATTTTTAATTTGGCAGATAAATCCCCAGAAGTATCATCATCAATATCAGAATGTGATTTATAAACTTTGGGATTCTTATTAAAGATCCCTTTCTTTGCTACAAAAAACTCACCATCACTAGGATCTATTCCAGCGAACACAGCAGGCGCTCCATCCCATTTTACTGTTACAGAATGAGATGTATTTGAATCACCCTTCAACATATCTCTCAGGGATCTAAGGGCATTAATAGCATCGCGCGTACCATCAACCCCACCATCAAGAACTAAATCCTCAATATGAGTCATATGGGTGTTCTTTGCTTCTTTCAAGTGTGATTTAAATGACAACATTATTTTTCCATATTGGCCTTAACTCTCGCGAGTTCTTGCTTCTTAACAGCCTTCATGAGCTTTTTAGATAATTTTTCAATCGCGCTTTTCTTTTTGGCAAGTTTCTTTTCAATATTACTTTTCTCTTGATCCGATAAATCATTCCACGATTTATCACCAATTAATTTATTTGCAAAAACTTCCTTAGCCTTTTTGTGAGCTTTAGATTTAATTTTTTCAGGTGAAGCTATCTTTAATGCTGATCGGGCTTTCTTCAATTTTGTGGAAGATTTCTTAGCCAGTTTTGCCATGTTGCGAGACATCTTCCTTCTCGTTTCTCTAGATATAACTTCATCTAATTCAGATTCAGACATAGTATTGTTTCCTATTAATATCTAGATCTAGTTTTTTTGAGTCGGCGACTTCTCTCTTTATCTATTTTGATAGATCCCTTAGCAATCTTCTCTCTACGTTTTTTAGCTTTAATTGCTGCTTTTTTACCACCTGCAGTTTTTGCATATTTCTTACGTTTTTTAGCATCAGATACCCTATCGGCGACAGTTTTCTTTTTAGGTAATTCCTTTTCTTCTAATGATTTGATTAACTCAGAATAAGTTAACATACCAAACTCCTATAATTATTATACTAAACTATTTATAATAATTAAAAGTTTATATAACAAATCCTGAGTATTGAGATTTTTCTTTTTGTGAATTAGATTGGGTCGAAACTAAACCGTCCTGTGCCTTAGCCTCCAGATCATAGAGTCTCATTTTCGAGCGATCAATTCCAACAGTAAACCTTTTATAATAGGATACATCATTATATCTATTTTTCAATTGTTTGATCATAATCTGATTCATTTCTTCCAGATCCTCTGTTGATATGAGAGCTAACATGAGATCAACTGTAGCAGGAAGTCCAAACGATTCTGCAGTATTAGTTAGATCGATATCCGCATCACCAGCACCAGATCTGTTAACTTGTGTTGCAGTAACGATAGGAAGATTTTGCATAACAGAAAGTCCTCTAAGTTCCTCTGCAATGCTCTTAATAATCGTATATGAATTATGATTAGACCCTGCCTTGAATCTCTTAGATGTGCAGAGATTTATATAATCCACAAAAATAATATCAGGTTTAAATGATTTCTTTATCCTAAGTTCATCTAGAAGATGTTCAAAATGACCAGCATGAGCAGAGGATGTCGGATATTCTTTGACAATTAATTTACCTCTACATTTCTTTTTAACCTTATCTATCCTTGCATCGAACTCAAATTTATTAAGTTTAGGAACATCTACTATACTAACATCCATTAAATTAGCATCGATTCTTTCTGCGATTCTTTCTTCGGACATTTCTAAGGTTATATACAATACATTAGATCCTACTTCCATGGCTGCAGCTGCCTGATGACACATGACCAGAGATTTACCAACACCAGTTCCAGACATCCAGCATAGGAGTGATTTATTAGGTAGACCCCCCTTCGTAATTTTATTAAGAATATCTATATCAAATGGTATTTTTTCTTCTTTTCTGTGATAGAAATCGAATCTATCTTCTGCAGAATCATAGTAATCATGCCCAACATTAGAATCAAAAGAAACCGATAGAGCATCAGATAATATAGAAGGTAATGCATCTGGTGTTAAATCTTTCTCTTTACCATCAATAATAGAAATGGATTTCAGTACTGCATTATATACAGATCTATCTTTACAGAATTGCTCTGTCTCATTAACCAACCAGTCTACATCAACTTCAGATGGAGAAATAGAATTGATATGATCTATTAATTTGGAATGTACATCATCAGTTATATTATTTCTTTTATTAATTCCTATGATCAGAGCTTCTTTGGATGGAATATTTGAATATTCACCTACATAATTATGGATTTCCTTAAATATTTCCCTTTCTATATTTCCTTGGAAATATTCTTCCCTAATAAAAGGTATTACCTTTCTAAGAAATACCTCATTCGTTATCAGGTTTTTGATTATCGTTTCTTCTATCATCTTTGCTCATACTCTTATCAATTTCTTGTACAAGGACATCCCCCATTATACATTCAAATTCTTCGGAATCTTTATAATCTTTGTTATTAGGATTATTAAGAACCTCAAAATCAAATGTTAAAACAGGTGGATCATCCTCAGAGAATCTAACATCGCCATATATATAAATTATATCATCAAAATTCCCACCCCTTAGTTTAATACCAGTTCTATCTGGCACATTTTCATTTTCAACATACGAATATTCTTGTTTCATTTATATTATACCATTTTTTCGAATCACTGTAAACTAATGAAGGAAAAATTTGTGTGGGCAGTCGTTTTTTAGATTTAAAATTTCGACGGATTTTTGCGATACAGGTTCCTTAATACCCTTTCGTTCTCTCCACATCAATTCTAACTTATAACCAAATAATTTAAAATCTTCATACTTGATACACAGCATCCACCCTGTGTTTTTATCATCCTCGTTCCTTTCTGGTAATGACAATATTCCTTTTACTTTAGTATATTTCATATTTTACCTCTTTCCAGATTGCATTCTACCAAATTCTGATAGTCGAACCCAATCGTGTTTAACATCATCCGTAAAATGATGATGTATTAATAATACAAATACCCAGAGAACTAATAGAAATATTATTAGTATCCCTGCTGCGTACATGATTATTTTTTTGATAACTAATCCAGCATTTGTATATACCCTATAGAGAATTTTTCCTCTACATATTCTGAGAAATTTGTATCTTCAAAGATTGGTTTCCAAAACTCCTCATTGAGGGTATCCTTTTCTCTGAAATTTTTATCATCTGTTACTGTTGGTCGAGTATACCAGCCAACCTTGGGTTTAGTTACAAACCCAGATTCAACTGCGACTTCTAGGAGACCCGAATATTTTTGAATACCCCCTTCCCATGATACCGATATAGGTATTTTAGATTTTTCTTTAACGAATCTGGATTTCTCAACATTAATGATAAAATCATAACCTATAATTTCTTTACCGACTTTATCTTGGCGACGACCTATGATCCAAACTGTATTTGCTGAATATGTTATTCCGGTACCACCAGAAACTACCTGTTTTGAAAACATTTCCTGTGTTTCGTAGGTATGATTAACAGTAATCATAGGAATATCATTCAGTGTAAGATATGGAGTAGCCATACGAAATAATGACTTCATTTGCTTTGCTCTAGTCATATCTGCAACAGACTTAGAATCTTTTGCATCATCAATTTCTTTTTTGGATGCAAGATTACCGATAGAATCGATCATAACAAACACTTTGTCAGACGGGGTAATCTCTTCCAAGTGGGTTATAAGGTCGAATTTTAGTTCTTCAATATTTTTAATAGGAATATGAAGAACTCTATTCATATCAATACCAAACGAATCCCAATATGCTTGAGGTGATCCAAATTCAGAATCATAAAATAATGTTATGGAATCAGGAAATTTATCCTGATATGCCTTGAGCATCAAAAGACCAAAGGAGGTTTTATAATTTTTAGAAGGACCAGCAATCACAGTGAGTCCAGAAGTAATACCACCATCAAATTTTCCTGATAATGCAACATTGATCATAGGAACTGCAGTTGAGATTGGTTCGCTTTGATTTAATATTTTGGACTCTGACATAATTGATGCCAGTTTTATTTTGGATGTAGATTTCATTCTCTCAAGTAAACTCATCAATATTTACCCCGTGACTTTGAGATTTTGTATATGCCATGTTCCACCAGCACCAGATTTAAACACCAAACGGACTAGTTCAGCAGAAACAATCTCTACTATTTTAGCTTGTTCTGAACTCTTGAATTGATAAAGCTCATCATATTTTAATGAAACGATATCCCCTATTCTAGTACCCCATTTTTCAAAAAAGGTTCTTTCCATCTCTTCCCTTTTTTCTTGTAGTTTCTTTTCTGCATCCAGATCTTTCATGTCTTGTAAATTCATGTAAAAAATTCCTCCAATGTATTTCTTTTTTCGGGTGTCCAATTAATAATTTTTAACATATTATCAACTGGCATTAAAAATGCTTTCTCGAATTGAAGATCATAATCTATATATTCAGATAACTCAAGTTCTCTAGGAAGAACAGAAGGAACCGAAATTACATTAGATTTTATAGGATTAGGCATTTTAAGATAACAAAATTTAATCTTAGTCCCATTCTCTATATATTCGTATTTAGAATCTAATCCTAGTATTCTTACATATTCATTATATAATATTGAACCTCGTACATGTATAGGGGTTCCTTTTTTAAATAATGTGGTATTATCATAAAATTTATCCAAATTGTTAGCAGTCCTAGGGAATGCGATATCTATGTAATCTGCCTTTGCAAATTCGAGTTTAAAATTGGAATAATATTCTTGTGCCTCCTTCTCTGTACCATTTAAAATAATTTTAATAAATTCCTTTAGAGCTGTTCGGCATATAGGTGGTGTTGAACTTTTAATAGCCTCAATACCCATCATTTTAATTTTAGGGGTTTTATATCTAACCCCTTCATTATCAATGACATTCATAATATATCTTTTTTTGGCAAAGAACACGGTTGAATCAGCAATTGCCTCTCGATCCATAAACATTTTCTGATCATAGGCATTCGTATAATCTGCAAGATCTTGATACGATTCATCAATTAATTTTCGGAATTGATTAGATCCTATTGCATCAAGAAAATTAACTTTCTCCTCAACAGTCCGGGTTGATTCAAATAATTTAGAAACAAGTGAATCGAATGTTACATAAACTGAATCCGTATCAGAAGCAATTATATAATCAACATCCCCTGTTAACATTATTTTGTTCATGTATTTATTAATAGTACGTTCGATCCATCGAATACTTAATTGCCCTGCTGTTGTAATGGATTCTGCCATATTAACATCGAAATGACGAAAATATTTATTCCCAAGAGCACCATATAAAGAATTTAGAAGAATTTTAAGAGCCATTTGTTCAACATAAAGTTTCTCTTCGAGGTCTTTGTTTCCTTCCCTTTGAGCCAGGATCATTTTGCTCTTTACTGTTTTTCTTGTCGTGAAAAATTGATCCATTAATTCTGGAATAAAACCCCGGACTTTAGTAGAATAGGTCATTCCGTTTGGGGTTATAGTGTAATCTCCCAAATCAAATACGTTGGTTTTATCCAACATAGAATCAATCGACACATTAGGAATACGAGATTGAATGGTTTCCGGTGAAATATTATACTGCATAATTAGATGAGGATACAGCGAAGCAAGGTCAAATGACATTACCCAAGAATGTCTTCCTGTTTGGGTTTCTTTAACATATCCACCAACAAAATCCCGGAACTCAGATTCCTTATTAGATCCAACAACAATATTTTTCTTTATAAGATGATTATAGCATATTACGTCCCAAACCTTTAATGTCCCAAGGACATCTACATAATTAGATTTAGCTTTATACGTCATCATGTAAACCAAATCCAGGAGTTTGAGTTTATCATCAAGTCTTCTGACTAGCTCAGTATCCTTTATATTATAATCTATAAAGAGTTCATAATTTTTCTCATATAAATTAAAAAGGTTTTCATATTCAGAATAATCAAGTTTCTTTTCCTCTAGTTCTTCGAATGATATGTTATTAAGGGAATATGATTCTCTATTTACAAATGTAAATTTTTTATATAGAGAGACATAATCTAGATTAGATATACCGAGTATATCATAGGTTTGCTGTTCTCTACCAAAAGAGGTATTAACTCTTTTCTCTCTTATAATCCCCCATGGACTTAATTTTTGGGCAAAATCGAAAGAAATGATTTTTGATATTCTGTTGACGATATAAGGAACATCAAAGAATTCAATATTCCATCCGGTGATAACATCAGGTTTAATAAATTCCCAAAGATTTACAAATTTCGTTAGGAGATCCTTTTCATCTTCGCATTTAATATATTTAGAATTATCCCTTTTCGATGTATAATCCCCTGTACCAAATGTGAAATAATCATTATTATATTCTATGGTAATGGCATTGATTTCACCATTAGCCTTTTCTGGGTATGGAAACCCACCCTCGGGTGGTTGCATGGTTTCAATATCGAAATTGAGTACCCGGATATCTTCGGCATTAAATTCAATATCATCTTCCCAGTTCTCAGCTATATATTTGTACTGATTCGGAAAATCCCCGTATACAGGGAATACATCTTTGAATTGATTAAAATACTCACGAGATTTCTTAATGGTTTTAAATTCTTTTTTTATTAAAGATTTTTCCCCACTTAGATCTTTATATGATCCTTCCCCCTCAATCCAAAGAGATGGTTTGTATCTTATTTTTCGGAAATATTGTTTACCAGAATCGTATCCTCTGGTATAAATCATTCCGTTTTGTTGAATAGTATTTGTATAAAAACAATTCATGAAGAACCCTCAATTTGTAGATCATAATAACATTATATATTAAATTCCGGGAATTGTAAACTTTATGACAGAATTTGTGATTTTGGTGCGTATATTTTAGAATACATAGACGAATAAGAAGAAAGAATATCTTCTGTTGGGGCGGCAGAAGTTACAACAAAATCATTCGGAATTGTGAATTCTGTATTTGTTGAATACGGCATCCATGGAGATAATGCCATTTGCATTGCACCATCATCATTTCTACCAACTGGCATAACTACGGCAGGATTTTCCACCACATAGTTATCATCAACTTCAGTAATAACATCACATAAAATATCTTCACCACTTCTCAATCTTAAAATCTCAATACTCATTTAATTCCTCCTATATTATATTTCGCTATTAATTCCCACTTATCTTTATCTTTGTGAGAAATAACCTTAATTTGGTTCATTGGTGCTAGGTTTCCTAGCTCATGTTTAACTTTCAGGAGACCCCAATCTGATAATAATTTAGCAATAGCATTTCTTCTCTCGAGATCGTTATCTGATATATCAGTAGGTTTACCATCAAGTTTAAATAATTCCTTAAAATGAACAAGGTAATATTTATTTTGTTTATGAAGGATATGGCAAGACTGATAAAGTTTATTATCTTTTCGGGATGCCACACCAATCCTTGTCAATGTCTCTTTAATTTTCAGAAAATCATCAGCTTGTCCGAAAGAGATTTCTAATAATGAATCTATGTCACTCATAATATTTAGTCCGTTATAAAATATTGATATTTATAAAATCAAGTTCCACCCTTGTATAAGAATTTTTTGATTTCAGTGAGATGATCAATAGATAACAAATCAAGTACGGCCTTAGCTTTTTTATCGGAATAATTATAATATTCTTTTATTGCAGAAATATTATCATCCTCTACAGATTTTAACCATGGTGCATATCGTCTCTTCTTTTTGATCACCTTCAAGTAGTATTTATATTGAATATCTTTATCAAGAAAATGGAATCTATTTAACTCGTTGGCAAAAAATAATGTATCAATATTTGCAGACATACATTTATTAATGATAAATGGAGAATATTGGTCGATATACTCAGACAAATCTGTTTTATTAGAATTAACGGAATTGAGCCAATCTGATAATTTTAATTTCATTTGAATTCACATCTAAGCATAATTTCTGTTAGAGCTGCAAGAATATTAATCTCAGGATCAGCAACAAATGCAGACTTATATTGATATTCAGCTATGATAACAACTGCTTCTGGAATAGATGGCGGTTTTAAATAATCATAGAGAGAATCATAAACCAATCTATAGATGGCATCGCTTTCATTATCAATATTATCTACAACCCATTTTCTAACATTAGTAAATTCCTTCCTCGAAAGAAACCCAATGAGTTCGTTAATTTGAATTGAATTTGTCGATAAAATACCAGAGTTTATTCCACCAGAACTTGAATACCTTTGAAGTTCATTAATAAGTCTTCTGAAATCTGGAAAGAATTTCATTATGAGTTGAACCAGAACTTCTTTATCATACTTAACAGATTCAGCGGTTAATATATACTCAATACGGTTAAGAAGTTTAAGAGCTAAGGTGGGTTTATTTGAGGGTGTAATCGAAAAATCAATTACAGAACATCTAGAATGTATCGGCTCAATAAGTTTATTTTTATAATTACACGTTAATATAAATCTACAGTTTCTATAAAATTCTTCAAATACACCACGAATAGCCTTTTGAGCCTCTGGTGTCATTGAGTCAGCTTCATCGAGAATAATAACTTTACCAGTGGAAGAAAACGATTTTGTTGATGCAAATTGTTTTACTTTATTTCGAATGGTATCAATACCTCGTTCATCCGAGGCGTTAATCATCACAAAATCCGCACCAATCTCGTTACACAGTATTTTCGCTATGGTGGTTTTGCCTATACCAGCAGAACCCGTCAGCATAAGATGTGGTATTTCTTTATTTTTAATAAACCCCTCGAATATTTTAGAAGATGATTCTTCCAATATACATTCCGGAATTTTGGTTGGTCTATATTTTTCTACCCATAAAAAATTATTACTCATTCACTCACCTCATAATATTATTTTAAATCTATCACCATATAATAAATTGCTAGAGGAATTGCCATTCCCACTATTATCGGGATCACCAGAATAGCTACTATATAATTCGATACATTAACATTCTCAGAGTTCATGGAAGACCATCTCATCATAGTATTTTTCCTATATGGTTTGAGTTTCCATAGTTTTACCTTATTCTTATATTTTTCTATTTTCCCGTCGGTATATTTTTCTATCTCGTATGATCTTCCATTTGAATATCTATAGAGATTATATCCAAAGAGAAGACATACTAATATAGCTACTCCAAATATACCAGAACTTAATAATAATATTGATGTGTATAATGATAACAATTAATTTTCCGTTGTAACCCAATAAGTGACATTCTCACTATCAAATTTAGCAATTCCCTCTTTCGAAATTGATAAGGTATAATCGTTTGGAATCATTTTAAGATTTTCATACTTAAAATAAAATTCATATTCTGTAGTTGAATCGACATTATCAATTACCGTGAGATGTGAATTTTTATTACCATCTTTCTTATCAATAACACCAAAGGTTGTGGTAATCCCATCGGATTTTAAAACAATGTCAGACAGCTGAAGAACGGCGGCAGACTTCACTGTATCGGATAACAGATCCTTTGGTAGTTTGATAGATACAAAAAAATCTTCAATATCGATTGTTTTGTCCGATACTGTTAAAATGTTTTTTGCTGCAAAATGAAAACGAACTACCGTATTCGCTTTATCTTTCCATGAAATATCAACATAATCATCGGAGAAGTCGATACATGGTGATCTATATAAAGATAGAACAGAAAGGAATTCTGATAAATCATATATACCAAATTCTGGAAGATCTTCTTCAATAGCAGAATTGGCTAATATATTTTTCATGGGAGAGACGGTTTTGATTTTCCCCCCACCTGAATAATAAAAATTCGAATTGATAGTCGCAAAGTTTTTTAAGACTTCAAGAGTCTTTTTTGATAAATTCATTCATTTCACCTCTTTTTAAATATAATTCAATTATACAACATTAATGCATGGTTGTAAACTTTATTGATGTGTGTGTCCGTCAGAGCTATGAGCATTCCCAGAAGGAAAAGTCGCACAATAGGATATGTCAGGAGTGTGATTCAAGCACCTTTTAAATTCTGTATAATAATTCATAAATATAACAAATAATACAATATACAATAATAATTTCATAATAATCTTCCCATCGCTATTGTGCGATTAATTTTCTATTTAATATCCATAGTTCTTCGTTTTTTGTTTTCTGGTATAATTTTCTCGAGGTCGATATATAACATACCATTTTCCATCTTGACTGATGATATCTCTATATTTTCAGAAATTTTAAAAACTCTTTCAAATTTACGTTTTGATATACCACGATGAAGATATTCTACAGATTTCTCATTGTTTTTTAATTCTGGCTGATCTTTAGATTTAACGATAACATTCGAATCATAATATTCAACCTGAATTTCATCTTTAGCGAAACCAGCGAGTGCCAGTTCAATAACATACATATCATCGGTTTTTTCTACGATATTATATGGAGGATATTTGGGTTGATTTAGATTGGAAATGTTTTCAAGTTCATGAAAAACCTTATCCATCCCAACAGAGAATTGGTTGTAGGGAAATCCTAAAAGTGGTCTAGTAAATTCGTTTAGCATAGTAGCTCCTTATTAAGCAAGTTGTAATGACCAATATTGGTCGGCGTAATCCCTTTCGGCAATTACTTTATTATTTATAACACTTACACAAACCTATATGTAAATGTTATTAATAAATACGTCATTAACATAACCATGAATATGAATGTTAATAATAAATTTCTCATATATCTTCTATTCCTATCTTATGTTAATGATACATCATCATAATAACCTGATTTTTCAGCTGTTTCTTCTAGGGAAGTATTATTTTCTTTTTCAATATTAGCCGAAGCATCGAACTTGGTATATAACTCTTTGAAGGTGTTTTTAGTATCTTCATCAAAACGAGAAATAGCTAAATCGATTGACTTCATACGATCACCGAAAATAGCGAAGGTTTGAACAATGTGAGCTAAACGACGGGTTGAGATAACATCATCAACACCTTCATCATAGAAGGTTTTACGAATACCATCTGCCCATGAGACCAGAAGTTTAGCAAATTCTTCATCAACTGAACCAAAGGCCTTCATGTGATTCATAATGATTTTCTCTTCTGTTGCCGCCGGGGCAAAAGGTTGTTCAATGGTAATGGAAAATCTCTCGAGGAATGCTTCATCAATAATAGTAGCGGCTGAGAATTTACCAGACTCTGAACCTTGACCTTTAGTATTAGCAGTAGCAATAACATTGAAACCTGGTTTGGGTTCGATAAGCTCACCAGTTTTTTTAATAACAATTGGTTTACCTTCAAGAACACCTTGAAGAGCCATAATCTTATTAGAACCGCGATCGATCTCATCAATCAAGAGGACTGCACCAAGTTCCATAGCCTTAACAATAGGTCCTTTCTCAAAAACTGTTTCACCATCAACAAGACGAAAACCACCAATTAAATCATCTTGATCCGTTTCTGGTGAAATCTGAACACGAATGAACTCGCGTTTAGCATTAGCAGCAGCTTGTTCTACCATCATAGTTTTACCATTACCAGATAAACCAGTAACGAAGATAGGGTAGAAAAATTCAGTTTTAATAATTTTGAGAACATCTTTATAAGCACCCCATTTAACAAAATTAGGATCAACCTGCGGTACATAAGAGGATTTAAATTCATCAACAAAAACAGTTTTTCTTACCTCCCTAACTAGGGTTTTCTCAACAATGTTATCCATTTCCTTTCTTTCTTGGAAGGGAAGAGGGACAATAACACCAGATATATCATATGTACCCCGGGAAACCCGGGGAATCTCATTTGTAGTAGGACCCATATTTTTATAACCAGAAGCTATAGCGGCATCATTTAGTTCGGACGAAGAATAAATGGTTTTATTCGGGTTCTGAGATTGTAGATAATCAACAATCTTTTGTAATTTCTTCATAATATAGTACCTCTTTATCAATTTATAGCTACATTATACCATATCCTCTCGATGTTGTAAACACTTATTTTCATTTATTTTCACATATTACTCATATCTGTTCGGTATGTTGATGGATGTACATCATCTACTTCATCTACATGAGGATAACTATTCCTAGTTGGATGTACATCCTCTGTTTCTGTTACACACGTCAGGGATTCTATTGTAACTTCTCCTTTGTACGGCCAAGTCTGCCGAGGGGGTAGTTTTCCAACCAGGCTACCATTGTCATACCATCGTTTTCCCTGTGCCATCTGGTTAACGGGATCACCAGTATCAAGGAAAGTAACTACAGTTGGTTTATATCCAAGTTCTGTTAATTCAAGATGTCGAACCCATGTAACAGTACCATAGGCAACTATTATAACTTCATCAGACACATCACACATTCGTGCAGCAGCTCCATTTACAGAAATTGTAAAGGATCTAGGATCTGGAATTGCATATGTTGTGAACCTATTACCGTTGGTGATGTTGTATATTTCAATTTGCTGATATGGTAATATATTCGCCTTCTCCAATATATCATTCGAAATCCCGCAAGATCCCTCATAATTAATATCACATTCGGTGACTATTGCACCGTGTATTTTTGACTTTAATATTTTTATTTCCATATCCCACTCCCAAAATCAAACGATGGACCACCAGACCGAGAAACAAATGATTCCATACAAGTTAGGACAGACCCACTAAAATTCTTATGAGCCTCACCCAATCCCCTCTGACCAAATTCACGCTTTAATTTATACCATAGATCTTTTGGGGTAAGTTCTTCCATAGTATGAAGTTCTTTATTGAATGTGCTAGAATAGTTGGATGTAATTGTTTTGAATTTAACCAAATCCGAATATAATTCATAATGCTCGGTGCGTCGAGGATCGAATTTAAATAATCCAGGCATATTCTTACCAGATACATCAACAACACATTCGGAGAACGATCTCGGGTCGATTGAATAATCTACGAGATCCTGCTCATTCTCAAATAATCTGAATACATCTTCTTCATACTTATCTTTGGATTCGGAACATCCGACCAAAAATAATATGGATAATAATAACATAAATTTTTTCATATCAAGTCTCTCATTTATTTAATAGAGTTTTATATAATATATATAAAGCTGCAATAATCAAAACAGGGAGCAATACTATATAACCAATCGCTTCCATGAATGTTACTTCTGATGCAAATAAAACCAAAACCTCGAGGTTAGTTTTATCTGGCATTATTCTCATTAGGAATTCTGAATATAATACCCCAAAACCCACCATACTATGAAAGGTAATGTGATTATAAAATGAGATAGGAATGTAGTCTTATTACACCTTAAAATATATAACTTTTGTTTCTTCATAATAACTTATCCTTATAATCATCAGACCAGCGCTTTAAAGCCTCTATTGCTGGTATTTCAGCGGTGTTGGTATTTCCGTATTTTCCAGTAGTAGAATGCGCTAATATATGAAGATAACTAAAATATAACGCACGCTTTGGTAACAATCTTACAATATAATACCACATATCAATCACAAATTTATTCATATCAAGTCTCTCATTTATTTAATAGAGTTTTATATAATATATATGGTGGGACCGGTAGGACTCGAACCTACGACCTGCCGATTATGAGTCGGATGCTCTCCCAACTGAGCTACGGTCCCGTTATCAGGTTAGGTATAGAAAACCGCCCGTTACTCTATACCTGTGGAAACCCCCAATACTAAGCTTTCTGGTTTCCTTTCCATTTAATTGTTATAACTCATTGCTTTCCCACACCTTCTGATATGATAACTCAGACTTTATGTTAAGATATCCGGACGTACAAGTCCAAACACCACAATCTATATGCTCTGTCATGTAGGAAAACCATTTATTAATGCTATTATAGTCTTCGATATCATCCCCATAATCTCTAAGATTACCGTATACATTAACTCTAAACCACTCAGCCCCAACGGTACTCGAATAATACCCCATAGGAATCACTTGTACACCAATTTCACCCTCTGATCCAGTGGGTACACCAATCTTTGATTTTTCGGATATTGATTTTAATAATACCTCTGTCACACGTTCATTTGAATTCGAATAATAATCGAAATATCCTGTAATTCCACACCATCTACTCATAATAAACTCCAAAAATTAAACTAACATCAGGTTCATACTCAAGCTGAACCACTACTTTAGAACATTACCGTACCGTCCTTAATACTAACAATAACTTTAGAAGACGACCTGAGCACGCGCTGTTAAGGCATGAACAAAATCATCTTTCGCGGTATCAGTGACTACATCACGGTCTGAGAAAACATAATTTAACCGTAGTGAAACATTATTCGTTGCCCACCAGTTAAGAGCGGCCGTCCAGTTATTCGCTCGACCCGCCGCGCTCATATTCCCATCAGATAAATCAAGATGACTGTAACGCGCGGCTACTTCCCAAGCCCCGATACCACCGTGTCCAACTTCATGACCGACTTTAACACGTTTCCATTGACCCGATGATTGTTTCCAGTTCATATGTTCACCGGTTAAGAAATACCCCAACTGACCATAAAAACCCTGATAATTCAAATCAACACCATTATCTCTTTCAACATTCATAGAAACATATTCAGCCTGACCGTGGAATGGTCCAAGATAACCAGCCATCTCAGCATTAGTCGCTAAAATCTGCGTTGCACTGGAAATAACTCCTGTATCAAGCCATTTACCACCAACATGGGCTTCCGGGTGATATTTAAATCTGAGGTCAACACCATCAGCATTATGTTTTGACTGCGTATTTGGATCCATATCACGATAGTGAATGGCACCGCCCAGATGAAAATGCTCGTTCTTTGTATCGACTACACTGACTAAGCCTCTAAAAGCAGTTCCAAAACTCTGATTAAATTCACCGTCCTCATTAATGCCGGCCGCAAAAGCACCGACTCGCCCGTAAAAAAGATCATCATCATAAGCA